TCACGTTCCGTTCCTGTTCCGGAAAGCTGCCGGCTCGATCTCACTCCACCGGCTCTCCATTAGCTTCATGGCGTCCCTCGCCAGGCTTCGAAGCGCCACCTCCCTCCCGTAATGCTGAACCATCTGCGCCGACATGTTGCAGATCGCCCCGACCTGGTTTTCGGTGCAGCCGACCTCCAGAAGATTGATCACCGCGTTTTTTCGCAGGCCGTGGAAGACGATTCGTTCTTCCCGGAATCGCTTGAATGCTTCCTCGTTCATGAGCTTCTGCCATTCCGTCCGGAAACCGTCGGCAGTCTTGTAAGACCTGGTGCGTGATCCGGCATGAAGGATGAGGCTGTCGTTGGAAGGAACGCGGTCGATCCATTTACGGTAGGCCGAATGGATCGGGATCCACACGGTCTTCTTCGTCTTCTGCGCTCTGACGGCGATGACGTTCTCGCCAGCCTTCGGTTTCAGCATCGCAATGACGTCGCCTTGGCGCTGGCCGGTGAAGAAGGCCGACATGGCGATGATCTGCATGTGAAACGGTGCATGCTCGAAAAGTGTCTCGAAGGCCCAATTCGGCCACGGCACCCACGGCTCGCCGCCCGGGATCTTCTCTGTGTGTTCAACAGGGTTGGCCTTGCAGTATCCGCGAGGCACGCCCCAAGCCATGAGACGCGACAGGAACGCTCGGAACTGGTTTGCAGTCGCTGGGGTCTCGCCAAGGGCGTCGATCGCTTCCTGAGCGTCAACGGTGGTGAGGTCGCCCGGCATCATGTCGCCCCAGATTTCGACAATCAGATTGCCCGACGCCTTGTATCCGCGGCGCGTGGAAGCGGCGAGCTCGCTCCAGAATGGGTTCGTCTCGCTCTGGAAGGCGTCGACCAATGCCTTGAAGTCTTTGATGCCCTCGCGTCCGCGCTTGATGAAAGCGCCGATGGCTCGCTCTGCTTCCGGCCAGAAGTCCTTGCTCTTCGGTTCAGGCAACCGCTTCCCGTCAAGGAGCAGGCCTTTGCCGTCTCGTTCCAGCGCCTCGCAGATCGCCAAACGCTCCGAGAACTCCCGCTCGAGCGGGTCCGGAAGGGCAATGGACGGCCAAGCGTCCTTGGTGTTTCTGAACCGCGTGTAGAAGGTGTAGACGGTCTCGTCGCCACTCTTCCGGTGCTTGGTGACGCGGTGAACGTGCTTAGGCAGTCCCACTGTTCCGCTTTTCCCTGATCTTCGCACGGAACGCTGCTCCCATACCTGATGAGCTTTCAGCCGCTCCGATGTTCATGGCGCGGTCCAGATCGTCCCGATACCAAAACTTCCGCCTCGTCGTGTCAACCACTCGCGGCTGTGGATATGTCGTGCCGACGCGCTCCAGGAAATCCTCGACATGGCGCTCGCCGCAATACGCCGCGGCCAGATCCGCCAACATGCGGGGCGGCCAACTTCCAGAGGGGAGTGTCACGGGGCGCCGAATAGTCATCTATCCCCACTTTCCCCGTTATCCACAGGCTGGCTGTCCACAGGAGCGCGATGCTTGGTAACGACGCCAGTCCCGTCGCAATTGTCGCAAAGCAGGGAGGGGTAGCCGACAGGGCAGGTTTCATCCTGAGCGGCCTTCATGCAGTCGCAATCCACCACCTCCCTCATCTGGGGCGCTGGTGTGCGGCCTAGGCTCAGAGCGGTTGTCGCTGTCCTGCCCCCTGAACTGTAGTGCCGATAGGAAGACCGCTTGACTTCATGTTCGTAAAAGGACGAGATCTGAGTCTCAAAATTGCCGTCCACCACCAATGCAAGATATAGGGCAACAGTGATCTCTTGGTTGAGCGCGCAATTCAACGCCGTAAAAGGGTTGATGGTTGACGAGATAGTTTCAGAAATCGAGATCGAGTCATCAGTAGGGAAAGGACTTTGCTGGTGCCAGTTGAGGCGACGCAAGTCCTCGTCGGAAACGTACGTGGTGATCAAGTCCAAGGGTGGAGATGCCACGGTATCGGTTCCGATCGAATTGAGCGAGGCGCGCGAGCTAGCGGCATACCTCGAGCGAATTACGGCTGACGCTGCACCCCTTGCAAAACCTCCGTCCTCTTTGTGACCGCTTAAGTAAGCTTCACCTTCCAGCCCCACATTTGGTGGGGGTGATGGCGAGAACCCGGATCGAATATTGGAGTTATGGTCCATTGGCTCTATGGAGGCCGAATGCCTAGGTACTACTTCCATGTCCGAGAGGGCGGTGTCCTCGGGAAAGATCCTAAGGGAACTAAGTTTGCCAACCTCGACGACGCCTACGATTATGCCGTCAAGGCCGCGCGGGGGGTAATTGCGGAGGTGGGTCTGGCCAACGACGTTATTGACGTGACCCGTTTCGAAATCACCGCCGAGGACGGGACTGTGCTTCGGGAGGTGCTGTTCCGATCCGCAGTTCAGCTCGACTAGTCCGCCCGGTTGTGATGAGGGTGGTGGGGTGTCTGCCGCTGAATGGAGGGCGGCGGTGAGGGCGTATTCCGCGCCACCGGCAAACGAAAACTGCGACCACTTCCCAATCGTCGCGTTGCCAGGTTCTGCCTGGCTAAATTGGATGTAGAGCTTTTGAAACGCGGTCACCGTCGTCCCTCCCTGATGATCTCGCCGGTCCGCTTGTCGTAGACCGTGCCGTCCATGCGCTGGCCCAGGCGCTGCGAGAAGCCGCGGCCGTCTGATTTCCCAAGCCCCATGTGCTTCTTCTTCACGCGAGCGATCTTCGATTTGACGCCCATCTCGACGGCGGTCTTCTTCCGGTGAGGTTCGCGAAGGGCTGGGAAAAGGTTGGATTCGCGATGCTGGCCGCCGAGTATGAGCGCCATCTTATGGTCAAGGTCCCACTCATCGCGAACCGGGTCGATCTTGGCGCCGGTCAGGTGGCAGATGCCGCCCTCGCGCTCGAAGACGCGGACCTTGACGCGGTCCGGTACCTTCTGGTCGTGGTGCTTTGCGACCCATTCCTCCGTCGACCGGCTCATCCCTTGATCTCCCTCAGAGCCGCGGCGCGAGCTTCATTGAGCTCGGACATGAGGTCGTGACTGCCGCCGGCGTCCGGGTGACGCTTCCCAGCAAGATCGCGCCATGTGCGGTTCAGTTCGGTGGCGGTCGGCATTTGGGTGTCGTGATAGCCAAAGACCTCGCGCCAGGAGCGCTTCGACGCAGGCTGCGGCGCCGGCAGAGCTGCGAACCCAGTGAACGTCGCTCGCACTAAAGCCAGTGTGCCATGGCGGAGCTCAGTGCGACGGGCCTCTACGATGTGGTGGATCGCCTGCAGGTTTGCCTCGACTTTCGCGTATCGATCGACAGGGATGCAGACGGTCATGCCGTCCCAGACGAACCAGACGGCCACGCCCGGATCGGACGGCTTGTCGGCGCCGAGCGTGACGTTGCTGGATATGACGACGTTCGCCAGAGGCTTGCCGCTATCGGCGGCGAAGCGCTTCAGGCTGTCCTTCACGTTGTTGATGGCGCCGACAAGCGTGGTGCGGAACTGGCCGGCCTCGCGGGCCGCCTTGAAGCGTGGCATGTGTTCAGGCCACTGGAGTGGATAGGGGATCATCGCGTCCTCCTCCGCTGCTGCTGGGCGTTCCAAGCCTTCTCCCGCTCGGCGTATTCTTCAGCCTTCTTCGTCAGCACCATGAGGGGCTTCTGGCTGTAAGCGGCATATCCGTTGTTGATGAGGTAGGTCTTAGCATCTGCGTCCAGCGTTGCGATCGGACGGCCGGTGGTCGCGGCTCGCATGATGATGGTGTGGGCGACCGTGTTCATCCCTCTAGGTCCTTCTCTTCCATGCCGGCGATGCCAGCGACGAACTTTCGAAGCGTTTCCCGGTCGATCTCCTGCGTCACGCGCGCCTTGCACTGGCGATAGATCGACCCGGCTTTATCTTTGGTCGGCTGCGGCGTCTCGGTTGGGCATAGATCGCTCACCGCGAGCCGCTGGTTGTTGAGGAGCTGCAGATCGGCGTCAGTGTCGCCCGTCACGTGAGTTGCCGCCCAGAGCATGCGAGCGGCCGTTTGCAGCCACTCCACATCTGAAAGGGTGGCAGCAGACGAGCCAGCGGGAGGGGAAGCGCTGTTCTCGTCTGCTGCGGCCGACGACGCGGTGGCGGGGTCGTCGGCGGTATCCGGCGAGGAGGGGACGTCGCCGGAATCGGGTTGATCGGGCTCGGGCTCGGCGCCGATGTGGGCCGTTTCCTTCTTAAGGGTTGCGACGTCCACGCCGGTCAAGCGGCTCAAGAGCTCCGTCATACTATCGAGCGCATCTTGCAACTCCGGATCTTCGAGTTCGGAGAGGCTGCGCGGGTACTGCATGAACTGGCCGCCCACCGTTTTCGACAGGTTGACGATGCCGAGCGATAGCTTGATCGCCTCGCTGGCTTCCTCCTTCGTCTTCCACGGCGTGTCGCACTGCTTCACGACCAGGCCGAGGATCGCCCACCACTTGCGGATTAGGACGCGGTCCTTCTCCTCGGTGAAGCGGACAAAGACGACCGTGCCGCGGCGATAGCTGTTCAGGCGCTCAGCGTCGAATTGGCCAGCCGGTACGAGCCGGCCGCCGTCGATGGTCATGCGGAGCGCGGGGAAGTCGCCCTTGGTCATATCAGGCTCCGATTTCCTTCAGGCGGCGGTTCTTGATCGCCTTGGCGATGCCCTGGTTGACGTCGTCACCCTCGAATACAGCGAGCGCATCGCGGGCGGTCCAGACTTCCTCGACATCCTCGGCGGTAGCGGCCTGAGCCATCTCTGCTTCGAGTGCCTCGAAGAACGCGGTGGCATCGACTTCCTCAGCCGAGTTTGCGGTCTGGTCGCCTTCCTGCTGGTCGTGCTCGATCACCACGCCGTCGGCGTCGACCATGGTCTCTTCTGGAACGGGAGGCGCGGGCGGCTTCGGCGGTGCCGGCGGCTTCGGCGCCTGAGGCGAGACGTCCTTCATGTCCGCAAATCGGGAACCCTCGTCCTCGTCATAGATGCCGGAGAAGCCGAACGCGTAGCGAGCTGCCTGGATCATCGCCTTATGGCGCAGCATCCGGTGCTTCATCTTCCACGGGTCGGTACTCCGGATGCATTCCAAGAGGTATTCCGTGACGGTGACCGGCCGGCCGCGATCCTTGCGGTACATCCGGCATGTGCAGGAGATCAGCGTTCCGTCTTCGGCGTGCTCGAAATCGAACTCAAAACCGTCACATGCCGGGTGAGAGTTGACGAGGTTAACCCACCCGTCGATCGAGACGATCGGCACGATGCCGCCGCCCTTGGCCGGGAAGGCATAGATCTCCTTCAGCAGCGGGTTCAGATCGTACTCCTTCGCGACCATGATGAAGGCCGCGAATTCCTCTGGGGTGGCTTTCGCCATTCCGCAGGTGTTCCGCACGGTTGCGGAGAATTCGGTGGGCTGGAGGCCGTATTTGTCCGCCATCTCGACGAGGAGCGGCTTCGGCGCGTCTGTCCGGGCGATCGCGTTCATCAGAAATCCCACTCCGATTTGCTGGGCGCAGACGCTGGTTCGGCCGATGCCGGATCGGCGCGGCGCAGGATCGGTTTCGAAGCCATTTCGGATTCGGCCTTGATCTCGACGACCTCGACCTCGGTCTCGCCGCGCTTGGTCTCAACCATGACCTTGTCGCCGACGGCTAGTTCGAGCTCGTGCGGTATCAGGTAGTCGTAGGTCTTCTGGTCGTCGCCCTTCTGCCACTTGAACTTGACAGCGGCGACGGCGAGGGCGGGGGTGAGTAAGTCGGTCATCAGCTCACCTTTGCTGCTTCGGTTGTGGTGATACCGGGAATGGCCGTGCGGCCGGCGTCGAGCGCGCGCTGGGCGAGCTTCCGCAACAGGTCCTGGCATTCAGGATGGGTGGACATGTAGGTCGCGAGAGCCGGCCAATCGGTGACCTGGTCGACTACGATCTTGACGCTGACGGACGCTGCCTTGCCGTAGGTGGCGCGGATCTGGCCGACCGGCTCGGGAGGCGGTGCAGGCTGTGTTTCGACCTTCGGGGCCTCCAGCACCTCACCTTCGGGCTGTGCGGCACGAGCGGCGGCCTCGGCGGCGATACGGGCCTCCTCAGCCTTCCGCTCCTCCTCGCGCCGCTTACGGAGCTTCTCGGTCTCATAGGCATCCATGGCGGCCTTGACGGCGTTGGCGCCTTCTTTGGCCGACTTGACCAGCGGCATCCAATGCTTGTCGATAACCTTGCCGGCTTCGAGGTGCGGACGCTTGAGCTCATCGCGCTTCTTGTCAGCATCGCCGGACAGCTCGTTCAGCCGGTTGCGGAGAGACTGAGCCTTCGACGCGGTCGCGTCGTCGGTAATCTTCTTGTAGGCGTCGATGCCCTTGAGTGCGCTTTCGATCTGATCCTTGAGCACGTCGGCTTCGTCGACCGGCGCGGAGTTGTCCCCGATGCCCGGTTCCGGCGGCTTCACCTGAGCGGCAACGGTCGCGTCGTCATCAGGCCAGCCCTTGCCGTCGATCGCGGCTTCGTATGCCGCATGGCTGATCGGGTGACGGCAGCAAGAGGTCCAGATGTCCTCAGCCTTTACTTCGCGGCCGGCGCGATAGGCCAGCCATGCGCCGTCTTCCTTCCAAATCGCAACCGGCTCGAACGGCTTGTCCTTGCTGTACCGGACGCGGAAATATCCCTGCTGCGGGTCGCTGTCGTGGACTGGCAGATCCTTGCTGCCAATCTTGGACGGATCCTTGAGGGCGGTCTGCCACCACTTCCAAGGGTCGACGATCTTGAGCGCAAGCGCGCCGATGGACTGCTCAGTCATTCTGCAGCTTCCTGATGTTCGATTGTTTCGAGGGGTTCGACGCGGAAGCCAAGGATGGCTGCCATCTGCCGGAGCGAGCTTTCAATCTCGCGACGGTGGTAGTCGGCCGCGGCCTTGCCTTGGCTCTCACCGCGCCAGTAGGCGGTGTGGGCGTGGTTCGCAATCTCGGTCGCGTGGCCGGAAATGCTGATGAACTTGATATTCTCCATGGCCTTCACTCCGCTGCCATCAGGTGTTGCTGGGACAGAAGGGGAAGGTCGAAGCCGGGTCGGCGGTATTCGACCACATCGGCATCAAGTTCATTCGCTAGTTCAACGGCCTCGGCTTCATCAGTGAAGTCGTCGGCGAGCGTGCGGCCCTGAAGGTCTTCGACGCGGTAGCGGGTTACGAATGCCATTGCGGATCCCCATCCTGAAACTTCGCGGGCACTCGGTACTGAGCCCGCTGGCGCCTTCGGTTTCTTCGTGGCTAGGCCAGATCATTCCGTCGGCTGATGAGGAGGATATTACCCATAATGGGGAAGATTGCAACCCCAAAATGGGGAATATTAGATTGACCCCAAAATGGGGCAGGTCTATTGCTGCCATATGGATCAGCAAGTGAAGTTGGAAACGGGCAAGTGGCTCCGGCGTCGGGACGCTTGGATGCGCGTGCTCGTTGGGAATGAATTCGTCAGCCGAAATGGAAAACTCGTAGGGATACACCTGGCGTTGCGCCTGAGCGCGAAGCGGCCATTCTGCTATCCCGCTATGAAATCTATCGGGAAGGCGTTGGGTATTTCGCCTCGGCACGTTGCGAGAGCGCTTAAGGAACTGGAAACCGAGGAATGGGTGAGGGTGCGCCGGCAGCCTGGACGATCGAGCGTCTACAGCCTTGACCTATGACACTGCTGTCATACCCACCTATGACACCCCTGTCATACGAAATACGGAAAGGCTGAAATACGGAAAGAGTCTATCTCTTTCTCTTGTTCTTGCTCTGAGGGGAGTAATTGGAAGGGTGAAGATCAACCGAATAAGGCGGTTTTAATTGCAGACCAGTTGTTCAGGATAGCGATCCCGCTGGCTGCCAACGCAAACAAGGTCGCAATCTTCCCCAGAGTAGGTAGACCATCAACGCGCCCTTTTATCTCGCCCATCGCCGCCGCCGATGGGAGGCCGTCAATCTTGCCCTTTATGAAGGCGAGGTCATTGCCGATCGAATCTAGCTTCGATTCGATTTTGTCGAACTTCTTTTCAAGCGCCGAAACTCGTGCTTCCAAAACATCTCCTCCTGGAGGGTCGCCCCCACCAGCCGACTGGCGGTTATCATTGCTGGTCGCGAAGAAAGCCTCTCCCACCCTAGCCATTTTTCGCCACCCAGTCATTCACTAATCGGGCGGAGAACATCTTGATGTATCCGCAGTTCCTGCAGTTGAGTGTATGGACGGGCATAACCTTGTCCGTCCAGGCGCCTGCGATTATTGCCACTTGAAGATCCGGGTTGGCGCGCTGGTCCCCACTAATCTGACTTGTGCCCCAATCGTTAACGCCACATTCGGGGCACGGCTTCTCGGGCGCTTTCTCAACTAGGAACCTTGTGAATTCCTCGTGGGTTATACTCTCGTTCTTGTCCATCGGAGGAGGATCTGTTCGCTCGATTTCGCCCAATGTGGTACCCCTCCGCTATCGCTGGCCGGTCGCTTGGTCATATCGAGCACCGACGATATTGCAGCCATGGAATGCCAAAAGCATCAGTAGCGTGATGATCCTCATCCCAGCTTCAAACTCCCCTGAAGCCCGCCGGCGCGGCTTGTCTTTCTGAGCTGCGAACGAGGAAGGACTGCGAAAATTTCGCCTATCCACTCAAGCCCCACGTTTTCGATCGGCGCGGCGTTGAAGGACATAAGTGTGACGGGCGAGCCCTTCACGATCGTTTTGAGGAAACGGCGGCCGTCAGTTGTTCGGACCGCGGCGTCCTCGCCGTAGAAGGAAGTGATGGGCTTCTTCTGGTCGCGGTAGACGACGATGACGTGGCCATCCTTGTAGACCGGCAACATGGAGTCCCCTCGCACCTCGAGCGCGATCATCTCATCAGGCAACGGGAAAGGAACCTGAATCTGGTCCAGACCCTCGGGTGGGACCTGCTCAAAATCCGGCATGATCTCAGCCCCTGCTCCGATGTAGCCCATAAGCGGGACGGTAAATTCCTCCGTGTCATCGATGACGTCGGCCGGCCGAATCCCGAAAGCCTTCGCTGCCAGGTTGATATAATCCATGGTCATGCGGCGCTCGCCGCGTTCGAGCTTGATGAACTGGCTGCGCGAGACGCCCATCTCCTCGGCTGCCTTCTCGTGTGTCCAATTTCGCTCTTCGCGCAATGATTTAAGCTTGTTTCCCATAACGGGTAACATTGCAAATTCAGCCATTTGCTGTCTCGCCCCATTTTGGGGTTGCAAATATTACCCACTTTGGGTAAGTTTGGGTTATGAAACTCGCACAGTACCTCACCGAACAAAATCTAAGCCCAGAGCAGTTCGCTGCTGTGATGGATGGCATGTCCACGTCCGGCGTTCGGAAGTGGATGTACGGCGAGCGCGTACCGCGCCCCGACCAGATGAGGAAGATCGCCGAGTTCACCGGCGGTCTCGTGCAGCCAAACGATTTTGTTCTGGTTGAGGCCGCCGAATGACCGCCGCAGCCGTAAAATTCTATGTTGGACTTCACCAGCCTGCAGACGCCCAGCACTTCGATCTGGCGTGCATCAGCATCAACCGGCTGCGCGGACGCAGGAAGGCGGTCGATTGTGGCGACGTCCTTGTCGATAGCGGCGCCTTCACCGAACTCGCCCAGCACGGCCGGTATCGTCACACGGTTGAAGAATACGCCGCCGAGGTCCAGCGCCTGCACGACGCTGGCGTGGTCAACATCTCCGCTGCCGTCGCGCAGGATTACATGTGCGAAACGTGGATGTTGGAGAAGACCGGCCTCACCATCTCCGATCACCAGCGGCTGACGATCGAGCGCTATGACGCGCTGCTCGATTGCGATCTCCCGGTTCCGGTAATGCCGGTGCTGCAAGGCTTCGCACCGACCGACTACATTACCCACGTCAGCCAGTACGGCGACCGCCTGAAATTCGGGATGTGGGTCGGGGTCGGTTCGGTATGCAAGCGCCAGGGCGATCCGCGCGCGATCATCGCCGTATTGCAGGCTATCCGCTCGGTTCGGCCAGACCTCCGGCCGCATGGCTTCGGCGTAAAAAAGACGAGCCTCCTGCATCCTGGCGTTCGGGAATACCTCTACAGCGCCGACAGCATGGCGTGGAGCTTCGCAGCTCGGAAGCAGGGCAGGAGCGCCAACGATTGGCAGGAAGCGGCTCGGTTCGCTGACGTCGTCAATCATGCGGCTTCGTCTTCTTTCCAGCCGTGGCAGATGGAGATGTTCGCATGAGCTGGAACCACGACATCACCAGCGCCCCGCGCGACCGCAAGCTCTGGCTCGCATCTGAGTGCGGCGCCGTGGTCGGTCCGACCACCTGGGACAAGAAACGCGAGCAGTGGGCCGGCTTCGCAACGCGCGGCAAGCCGCCGCTGGCCTGGCAGCTGTACATCGTTCCGGAGCATCCGGGGGCCTCGGTCATCGTTCACCGGCATACCGAGATCAACCTTCCGATCGTCCACGAATGCGGAGGTGGAGCATGACAGTGCCTGGTATTCAACTGCTGGAGCTCCGCACTGCCGAGGGTGCCGGCATCCGCGATGTGGGAAAGCGGCTCGGAACGTCGCCGGCCACGCTGTCTCGGATAGAGCGCGCTCGAGACTTCGATATATCGATGGCTCGCGCCGTGAGCAAAAACTCTGGGCTTTGCCTCTGCTGCGGTCAGGACTGGCCGTCACCATTTCGCTCCATCATCCATACCCAGGACGGCACCTGCATTATCGTCGATCCCGACGTCGGCGCGGTCTCCGCTCCCAACCGCGAAGCCGCCGAAGCGGAGATCCGCCGGCGGAAGGGAAGGGCATCATGATAACCTGCCCGTGCTGCACTCACTCATTCGAGCCGGACGCGCAGGCCGCACTCGGTCTCACGGGGCGGCAGCGGAAGCTCCTCGTCTTCATCAAGGGCTACCTCGCTGAAAACGATGGTGTGGCCCCGACCTTCAACGAGATGAAGGATTTCCTGGGCCTCGCGTCCAAGACCGCGATCCACCACCTCATCAACGAACTCGACGAGCGCGGGGCAATCCGCCGCATCCGGGGGAAGACGCGCGCCATCTCGATTGTGGGAGGCTCAGCATGATCGCGTCTTTCGTCACGCTTTTCGTCATCTTCTGCATTCTCTGCATCTTCACGGCGGTCTTCTTCAACATCGCCGGGGCTCATGTCGAGGCCGAGCACATCAATTTCAATCCTGAGGAGTGGGGAAACCCTTTCCTGTGAATTTTGGAGGGTGGCGCGCCAGCCTGCGAGCACGTCGCGCCGCTCTCTCCATCGTTCAGTCTCCGTCTTCGGGCGGGCTCTGATCTCAACTCCTTCATGATCCTCCGCGCTTCCGACAGGGGCAAAGCTATCAGGAGCGCGAACCATGAAGTGGTCAGAAACTCACCATTTGGCGGCAACCAATAACTCAAAGGCGAAAGCGACAATGTCAGCAGTAGACGCATTCAGCCCGGAAGAAGCTCAGCTTTTCGCTGAGAAAATGTTCAGGCGCAGGTGCGAGGGCTGGGGTGATGAAACTCAGGCACTCGATGAGGTTTCAGGGTGGTGCGGCATGTCTCCCCGAAGCTTCAAGCGGCTCATGAAGGGCGAGTTCAAGGACTTCGGTCTCCGGTCATATCGCCGGGTCCGCGGTGCTTTCCTCGACTTCAATCTCCGCCTCATCCACCAGCTCCAAAACGAGGTCAAGGCAGTAGAGGAGGCCCACGGACATGCTCCTGTGGCGGATATTGCAGCAAAGCTGGAGGCTCTGGAAGCTGAAGCGCGAGCTGCGAAGGCAAGGATCAAAACCCATCCCAAACCAGCAAACCAGAGGTGAATGCGATGGCGACGGCCGGCAGTAATACCAAGCTCACAGACGCGGAACGGCAGAAGCTGTTCGCCTACCATTTCCGGAGGGAACTGGCGGCGGAAACCAAGCGACGGGAAGCGGCTGCCGAGAAGACGGCAAACCGTAAGGTCGCCAAGGCAGCCGACCCGACCTTCTCTGGTCAGAAGTTCGACCACTACCTCAAGGCCCACTTCGGCGAAGATGACCAGAAGCCGGTCGATCGCCTGAAGTCGGATCGCGAAAACCTCGAATGGCTCGGTCTCATCCCGATGACCAGCGGCGGCGATCTGTTGGCCCAGGTCGATCGCGTCGACCGCGAGCAGCTGATCCAGGCCAAGGGCTACAAGGCCGGACTGCTGAACCTCGATCGCCGGTCCGGCTACGACGCCGGCAGCTCCGACGACAAGCTCTGGCTGTCCTCCTACGACGCTGGCAAGACCGAATACGAGACTGAGATCCCCGACATCATGGCGCGCATCGAGGCGTCGACTTCCAAGGAAGAACCGCCTTCGGAAGACGACCCTTTCGCGACCACGGGCGACACCGCCCACTGAGTTCCTCCAGGCGGCCATCCTCCTCCCGGCCGCCCAACTAGACGCGCGAATGCGTCACTCTTTCTTCCGGTGAAGCAATGAACGTTCAACCTCGCATCCAGATCTTTACCTGCCCATGCTGCGGCGGCTTCATCGGTGAGGCTGCGCCGATCTCGACCATCGTCGAAAGCATGAATTCGCGCGTGTCTCGCCGTCTTCTAGAGAGGCTTGGGCGAAAGCCCGGCGCTTCAGTCAGCCGGGATGCGATCATCGACTATTGCTACAGCGATGATCCAACTGGTGGACCGGAGCGCGCCGACAATGTTTTTCGAGTGATGGTTTGCCGACTACGGAAGGTGATTGAGCCTTATGGCTGGACGATCCAGTGCGTCACCGGACGCGGGCCAAGCAGCGACGGAGCCGGCGCGCTCTACCGCCTCATCCCGACGGAGGCGCGGCAATGAAAATCCTCTCCTTCGATACCAGCAAGTCGGCAGGCTGGGCCTTCTTCGACACGAGTAAGCACATCTCCTCCATCAAGTGCGAGGTGCTCGAATTCCCGGCGAAGGCGTCGATCGAGTACTGCGCCGACCAGATGGGACTTAAGGTCACCAAGCTGATCAAGGAATTCCGCCCCGACTTCGTCATCATGGAAACCGCGCTCAAGATGAGCCCCGGCGGCACGATGGCGACGGTGGTCTCCTGCATGCTTCACGGTGCGGTACTGTCGACGGTCGCGAACTTCGGCATCCCATGGGGCACGATCTCCGCTGGCACCTGGCGCTCCATGTTCTACGGCAAGGGCTTTAAGCCGCCGCAGAAGATCACGAAACTCGCGAAGCCCGACAGAAAGGGCAGGTGGGAGAAGGTCGAAAACCTTTGGAAGGAGGCGATCGTCGCCCAATGCGAGCGCGAGGGGATCATTCTCCCGACGAAGAAGACGGTTGCCCACAATGCCGGCGAGGCGGCTGCCATAGCGGTCTGCTGGCGGGGCGCGGAGATCCATGCCGGACGTTATGTGCCGGCGTTCCAAGGCTTCCTGCAGCAGCGCAATGAGCGCGCGGGAGCGGCGGCATGATGGCTTCAAACGAAAAGAAGCTCGCCCAGCGGTACGGTGACGGATACCAAGATTTTTTCCCTCAGGGGGCCGCTCAAGTGGCCAAGGAAATGGAGTGTGCCCGGCCGTGGGTCATCCTTATCCAGAGAGGGCCCCTCCGCGACCCCCGAAGTGATCACCAGGAAGATCTCAGGTGGATCTTGGTTTTGATTTTCCCAACCTGGAATGAGGATGATCCGCGAGAGCTTGCCGTCGCTATCCACCGTGAAGTTTTCGGAGAAAATACCATGATAGCTGAGTTCCTCACGTTTTCTCGTGTGGAGCCCCTCCAGGACAATCGGCACGTCACTCTCGATCCTGACCGCGTTTATGATGAATTTCGTTCTGTTCCAGTTTGTGATCCGAATAACGGCTCCGAACGAGCTGGATTTCCAGTGCTCTGCTCTCGGAGGGTTTTCGCCAAGCATGAATTGTATCTGGCGGGTTTGGCTGCGCACTTGTTCGAGAAGGACACGCAAAGTGATAAAAGCAGCTGCCGCAGCGACCCACCCGCTGAGCGCACCCATCCAACTTTGGACTGTGCAACCGTCGCCGCCGCACCACGGCAGATAGCGAAACGCGAAAAGGGTAGCCCCAGTCGCGATAAAACCTACTACGAAAGCTTGTTTCCTATTGAGGCGTCTCATCCGCTCCTCCGTGTGCACTCCAAAGCCTACCACTTCAGAGGTTCCCGCGAGGTTATCGAGCACAACGGCAAAGGGGAGGTGGCAGTATGAGGCTCTTCGCCGACCTATGGCCTTTCGGCGATCTCCAGCCGCACAGCTTCGATTTCATCATGGCCGATCCGCCGTGGAAGATGCAGGAGTGGTCGGACAATGGCGACAAGTCCAAGTCGACGCAGTCGAAGTACCGGCTGATGCCACTGGACGAGATCAAAGCGCTGCCAGTGCTGGATCTCGCGGCGCCGAATTGCCTTCTGTGGCTCTGGGCAACGAACCCGATGCTGCCGCAGGCGCTGGACGTGCTCCACGCATGGGGCTTTGCCTTCGCCACCGCCGGATCATGGATGAAGACCACCCGGAACGGGAAGCAGGCTTTCGGGACCGGCTACATCTTCCGCACCTCGAATGAACCCATCCTAATCGGCAAACGCGGGGAGCCGAAGACAACCCGGTCGGTGCGGTCATCTTTCCCCGGCATGGCGCGCGAACACTCTCGCAAGCCGGAGGAGGGGTATCGCGAGGCCGAAAGGCTGATGCCGCGCGCCCGCAGGCTGGAACTCTTCTCCCGCACCAACCGTGCCGGCTGGACGACATGGGGCGATGAAGCAGGAAAATTTGGGGAGGTAGCATGAACCAAAACTATCGCGACCCTTTGCCATCAAACATTGAAGCCGAGCAGGCGATCCTTGGCGCGATCCTCATCAACAACGATGCTCTGGCGGCGGTCCCGTCGACCTTCGCCATGGAGCACTTCTACGAACGCCTGCATCAGTTCATCTATGATGCAATCCTGCGCGGCCGCGCCGTCGGCAAGGGAATGAACCCCGTCACTGTCCGATCCTTCATGGCGCCTGATGCTGCGTACGAGAAGGTCGGCGACATGACTGTCGCGCAATACCTCGCCCGTCTGGTTTCGGAAGCAGTCAGCATTCGCAACGTCGCGGACTTCGCCGACGCGATCACCGGCTATTACCACCGCCGCCAGGCGATGAGCATCGGGGACGATGCCCACGATGCCGGCACCAAGGCGGAAGACGAGCTCCAGTTCATTGATCGCATCAAGGAGTGCCGCGACAAGCTGACGGCGATAGTCGCCTCGATCGAAAGCCGGAACGATCCTCAAGAGACGCTGGCGGATACGATCGACACCAGCCTCGACCGCACGAACGACGCGGTGCGCGGTGCTGCTCCCGTCGGCATTGACCCCGGCATCCCGGAGATCATGACGCTCACCGGCCCATGGCAGCGGAAGCAGCTGATCATCATCGGTGGCGGGGTGAAGCAGGGTAAGACGGCGCTCGCCATGCAGTGCATGTTCAACCTGGCGGAAAAGATGCCCGTGGGGCTCAACAGCGGCGAAATGAGCCGGACGCAGATCGTCATGCGCGAGAAGGCGCGGCGCACCGGAATATCCTCCACACGCCAGCTGCGGGGCACCGTAAGCGATAACGAGGTTGAGGAGCTGCTTTGGGCCGGCGAGGAGATGAAACGCCTCCAGCACATCGATATTGACTGCCGGCGCATGACGCTCGACCAGATCGACCAGAAGATCACCCGCCTTATCGGAGAACACGGGATCGAAGCCTTCTTCCTCGATCACATCGGCAAGATCCAGTGGACGGGCAAGATGGAATACGAGGACGAGTTCAAGCAGGGCCAGCGCGCCACCTCGATCCTGAAGGACATGGCGCAGAAGCATGATATCCCGATCATCGCGCTCACCCACCTGAAGAAGTCGACCTTCCAGGATTACCAGGGCAGGACCTTCAAGGAACGTCTCAGCGCCGCGATGAACCGCCGGCCGACCTATCGCGATCTCGTCGGCAACATGGACAAGGACGCGGACCAGGTCCTCGTCGTCTTCCAGGCCCGCCCGATCGTGGCCGGCATGGAGCCGGCAGAAAACTCCGACGACTATCCGGTCTGGGAAGACGCGATGAACCGGGTCACCGGCCGGGCCGACATCATCCTTTCCCTGTCCCGCGAGAGCGAGTTCCCGCGGCGCAAGGAAATCGAGTGGGACGGCAAATCAACCTCATATGGGCCGCCCTACAAGCAGGCCATGAACGCGAGGGAGTTGTTCTAGTGCCGTTACGTCAGCTGCTTCTTCATCGTTCCTGTCGGCACGAGGGTGATGTTTCCTATGGTCTTTTCTTTGGCTTCGATATGAACGCGGAGTTTTGCGTTTTTCACGTCGCCTCCTTCGCCGCGGTGAATCCAGTCATGACAGTCGCCACAAATCGCAGCAACGCGCCTTGGATCGTCTGGACCTCCATCGGTCATCCGATCGATGTGGTGCACCTCAAGATATGGATTGCCGGTCCTCTTACTTCGAAATTTGGGTTTGCACCCGCAATCTTCGCAATCGCCCTGCGCTCGCTTCAGCGCATAAGCGACAATCAATGCGCTGCGCTCAAACACCTTGCGCTCAGAAGGCGTTTTGCCTGGGATTTCCTTCGATGCCTTATAGGCCTGCTCACGCAAGTCGTTGAGATTAAGGTCCAGGAGCTCATCTGCAGCACTTTCGACAGATCCTCCTGGAGGGTCGCTGATCGGAATCAGGTTGAAAATCACCTGGCGCGTCTCTTCGCCTTTCAACCAGGATTTCTTCATGCGGTGACCGTTGTAGCGCCAAGCGCCTTCATTGCGGTACTGGCTGCCGCGCTTGACGAAGAGTATGAGCTCGTAGCCCAATATAACGTGGTCACGAACGAGCGGATTGTTATTGTTCCAAGGCCCCAGCACCTTACGGCTTTTCCGAGCCCTCTGGCCATAGTAGCGGAAGCTACCGTCTTCCATAAAGGCGTCGCGATAGCCGTAGTTTTTCAGTTCCCGATCAGACACGACGATGACGAGTCGTTTGTCGTCATTCTTACTGATGCCCTTGACGCCATCACCGCCGTATTCGGCTTTAACTGCGGCTCTGTTCGCGAAAATCCGTCCTACATCCCCAGTCATTTAGCTAGCCGGCCCCCTTCAATTTGGACGACCTATGGTTGGTCAGGCTTCGTTGATATCCTCTTAAGGAGCGGAAGATGAACGAATTCTCGGGCTATGCACATCCCGTTCGCGGCGGCTGGTGGGCAATGACCCGCTTCGCACGCGATGCAAAACCGAAACCCCTTATGGAATACAGCGAGAGGCCAATGGTCTTTCCGGATGAACTTTCCGCGACAAAAGCGGTACTGCGGCACACGCTGGCGTATTTCAATGGAAACCTCGTGTCCTCTCGCGAGATTGCCGGGAGCAGCATCCGGGACACACGGCGGGCGTCAGCGGAGAAGTTGTTCCATCAACGTAAAATGGTCGCAGACGGGGCGGTAGGAGCTGGTTCTTGAGTATGTTTTCAATGCGCCATGTCAAAGTCAGACCGCTTAATCTTGTTCGGCAGGAGATCACGTATCTCGATCTTCGCCCAGAGTTGATGTTCTTTTTCAAGTCCATCTTCAAAGCAGCAGGTCAGGATCACCCTCACTTTGTGAGCAGTCGTGGCATGGAGGAGGCCTGTGGTAAAATCTTCCTCCGCGGAGAAGTGGATTTCAAAGTCAAGAACCGACGGCGCGGCTTGTCTATTGATCCAGCCGTTTGCAGCGTGGACTTCTTTGAGAAAGCCGTTTGGCCGGACCGCCGTGAGAAGCTTCTCCTTTACGTTGTCCGAATCCGGGTCGTGAAACAGCAGCGAGACCGGCGCAGGTACAGTAAATTTAGCTGCTTCCACTTTGATGCGTCGGACCGAGAACATACGCCTATTCCAATTGACCAAGCGGAAAATTGCACGGCGTCCGTTCATCGAAGCCAGGTACATTTCCAAGGTGGGGAGGCCGTCGCCGATGATGAAGGACGTCTGCTTACGTTGCTCGGCGAGTTGGTGGTAAACGAAATTGGCGCCTATTATAGCGATTATCAATCCTGCCCATCCCGAAGTGGCCGAGAGCCATTCCCGAAAACACTCACGTTCGCCGGGCTCGCACCAGGGTCCCATCGGTGCCTGCCAAACAAGAACAACCAATCCGGCAGCGAGCACGCCGACCGCGAAGCCGACACCCAGCAAGACAGCTGGCTTCATAGCATCACTCATCTTGGATGGCCCCCAGTTTCCCGCTGGCACAATAGGGGCGTTTGGTCGATCGCTTCAAGTACAACCTTCGAGGGATATGCGGCTGTCAGCCGATCAACTGCAGAGCGCCAGAAAGCCTCGATCACATGAGGTCTGCCGGCGCCCACCGCTGTGATATCTATAAGGTTGCGCGCCAGTGCGGCGTGAAGCTGTTCGACGGCTCCAAGCATAGCCCGACCAGCCGGAAGGCGTTCGAGTGCTACTGCAAGCCCACAGTGCGCGATATCGGCCGGGACCACGGTGAGGATCACCTGCGCCTCGTCTTCATGTTGATGACCGGCACCAGGGCCAATGCGGCGGAGCTGTTTGCCGACATGATCAAAGCGGTGTCGGCTTTGCTGATCGAGAATCCGGATCTCGTGAAGTCGCCGACGCTCACAAAAGACTTCGATGCAATCGACCTTGGCAGCCTGCGCCGCAAGATAAAGGCCATGCGGATGCCGGTTGAGAATTGGAAGGCGCTGTATGTGCTGATCAGTGTGCGGTTCTATCGTCCAATCCAAGGAGATTTGCTTGAAATGATAGGGGAAGCAGCATGAGAGAACGTCTTACTGTCGCAAAGGCATATTCAAGCGACGATCGCTCTGATTTGGTGCGGATTTCCGCAATTGTACGAGACCGAAAGGCATTCCCGAGGTGGAGCGTCGCGAAGCTCACGTGCAACGGCATATCAAAGCGCGTCGTGGTGCTTGGCCATGACGAAGTCAATGACAAGATCATCATGCTGGATTTTGACCAGCGTGAGGACTTCCGTCTGAAGGTGGGCGAGGAGGAAGAGTTTTCACTCGACAGGGTGGGGCCTTGTGGAACCGTTTTATATCTTCTCCAGGCACGCGATCCCATGTTGCGTTTGCCGGCAATCATCTCGGTCATTTCATTCTTGGTGGGCGTCCTGCCTATCGGCGTTGACCTGCTCAAGATTTTGTTCGGAGGATTCCCAGAATGACGATCGTTGTATTCCAGGACTGGACATACGAGCAGGTGCGGGCGCGGATCGTGGAGGCTGCCGAGACGCTTCTCGCCACTCCGGCATCCCTAGGGCCCCGCATGGCCGGCGGTGCCATGGATGATGTCGTCCGTCAAATCGGAGAGAGCTACGGCTACGGCACCACCAGTTACCGCCGCGTCCTCGCCCCCGGCGCTCTCTCTCGCATGGAGGAGACATGGACCTGGATCAACAGCTACCTGGCCGAAGCAGACCGCAAGCTGGTCTACGATTACGGCTTCATCAAAACCCGCAAAGGCATGTATCTCGAGCGGTATCTCGACCGAAATGATATGGTGCGCCGAACTTTCGAACGCAAGATTAATCGGTGCTGTCAAACAATTGCATTAGCTCTCAACCGTAAGCACTTGGTTCGGTTTGACAATCCCATAGACGACGTGTCGCAAATCAGCGTAGAACACACGTCATCAACGGTATCGTCCAAGAAGTGCGCGACACACTGGATCGCACCGGACGGCAAGCCGCATATCGACCCTGATCTTCCCTCGGCAAGAACACTCGATCACCGGGCGATCCGGGCGCGGCATAGTGATCGAAACCGCAGCCTGGGGACGAAGTGAAAAAGTCAGCCGCTCGAAGTTGTGGGAGGAGGTGGATTTTCGGTGTCCATCAACCGCTTGGCAACCGCAGCAATCTCCAGCGGCAGAAAGCCAAGCTTGAGCGGACTCTCCGATGCCAGCTTGATCATCGCCCAGCAAGCGGCGGAGATATGCACATCGCGGATCTTCGCCCGGCCGCTCTCAAGGTCTTCATAGGTCCGAAGCGGAACGCCAATCGTCGCCGCGAACTTGGCCTGCGAAAGGTCGGCACCGGTGCGCCAGTACTTGAGGATATTTTCACCGGTGACGGTGGTGGTCTTGAACATTGAAGCTTCACCTTTCGGATGTTATATACTTCGGGAACCGGAGAGGTGGTCTAGACCCCTCCGGCCCCCGGTTACCGGCTAATGGAGATTGTCAGTCTCCATCTTCCGATCCGGACTTGGACGGTGAGCTTGATGCTCATGAGGCCCTCCTAGTCCTGCCGAAGCGGGATTGCTTCGGTGAAACTGTTATCCCACGGAAACCGTGGTGATGCAAGAGAAAAACCACGGAAACCGTGGCAAAGATACGAAAGCCGTCCGACTTGTCATCGGGCGGCTTTTTCATTTCAGCAGGCAGGGCAAACGGTAAGCCGCGCGGCTCATAATCGCGAAAGATCCGGTTCAACTCCGGAGCCTGCAACCAGACAGCCGCTGGACCTCATAGGTGGCGCAGGGGCGGGAATACCGCCAATCGAGCAATATGTAACTGGATGGTTCAGGCCGTCGCCTTACCGCGGCGGGTTAGTCACTTCTTCACGCCGAACGTAACCCGTTTCAGCACATCGCGGGCATGCCGCATATCATCTTGGAAATAGATGACAGATCGCTCGATGACCCCGTTGCGTTGGAAATAGACTTTATTATCGAAGCTGAAGAAGCAGCCTGTCTCCTCAATCAACCTGATCAGTGTTTGTACTTCGGTTTCGGTTTTTTTATCCAGGTCGTCCATGAGTGGGTAAAGATCCCAGCATGTGTCGCCTGGATCGGATAGCAATTTGCCGTCCGCTCCGAAGAAATATGCTACTCGATAGTGGTCGTATTCCTCAACGAGAACATGAGGTTTTCCCCATTGCTCACGCAGGCCACGCATCCACTCATGCGTGGTTAGCAACCTAGACGACCACTTGGCGCCTTTGATCTCGAGCGAGACGGAGTAGACAACTGAACCACTGAGCGGGGAAGTGAGCGAGAAGCGGTGGACACGCTCAAACGCTCTGCCTTCTGTTTGGTCCCACACAGCTGTCTGTCTTCTGTATGGTGCCTTCGCTTCCGGTGGAAGGCCTGGATCATCGCGATTGTTGGTCGCTCGCTCATGGCTCCGCACCCCCCAATTGGGATACTTAAGCCGCGTGATCTTCTGGATTTCCTCGTCCGTCTGACCGAATCTAAAGTCAGCCCTCGGCAAGATACTGGACAGAATAGCCGCTTTCCGCGGGAGCTCCGGGTAGCTCTCCTCTGCATGCGACAATGATGGCAATATCATCAACCCAGTGGCTGCGAAAACATGAACGCCCCAACGCCCTGTCATGACTGTGCTCTCGTTTAAGTTGCTATCGCCATTACCGGCTCGGGCGCCCAATCGCAAGATACCAAGGGTGCCGACAATCGGACTTGGGCATGGGCAGCGAGTTCAACAGGTTCTCAGATGTCCAGAAACTCACGCGCGGCCCAAACGACCAGAACCGCCGCGACAAACAGGATGATAAGGCGCAGCGCATGGCCCACGACTGTTCCTGCTGCCCATCCGATCCGCCGCGCCCAATGACTAGATACTTCCGCGGGCTTTTTGTCTGGTAACTCGGTGGCCCGGACGATGAACCATTCCATGGGGTCAACACCTCGCCTGTAGTCCAATCCCGCTTTCTCAAAGGTTTGCTTCAGGTCGATCGGACACAGGCACAGATCCATTCGGTGCCAGTCCTCCCCAGCAGGCCATCTGGAGAAGGGATTGTGGTCCTGCCACACAAGGTTTTCGGCTCCGATCAATTCGGCGAGTTCAGCCGGCGTTGTGGCAGCTCGGTGTCCATCAATTACCGTATTACACATCCCATCCCCCAGGGCCCGTCGCGCTTAGCGCGGCGGGTTTTCGTTTTCAACCAGCGAAAGGAAAGACCATGAGCATCCGTCATTTTGGTTACGGCCTCTACCAGATCATCGCCTCGATCGCCGTCATCGTCGCCGACTTCTGCCGCCTCGCGCTGCGGATCGACTACGGCCACGCCTGGCGCACCATGCGAGACCTCGGCATCACAGCCTATCGCAAGATCGCCGACCTGAAGCCGGTCTACCGCGAGAGCTACGACACCCACGGCCTCAGCCTCGATCCCAGCCGAATGCGCTGCTGATCCCGCACACCCGATAAGGTGAGCCGGGCTGAGGCCCGGTCTGCCGTTTACCCGCCCTTGATCGCTCGTACAGTGTCGGCCTTAAGTGCGAGGGGATCCATTTGAAAACTGACGACCGTATGGCAGTAGGGGCATTTGTAGGCGACGCCGTTATATTTCGTAGCCCCTTGGTTCGCCGTCATTGGTTCAATATTCACATAGGTCATCAGCTTTTCGCATTTTGGGCATTTCCCAGACATTAGCGTTCCCCAAGGTTAACCCATGCCAGGAATTGGCAAGGTCAAGACCTGCAACATTACGCTGAGGCCGGTGATGATCACCGTGATTGCGACCGCGATGGCGGATATCTTTGTCCATTTCGCCGTCTCTACTGTTGCGTCAGCAGCTCTGATTTGAGCTTCGGCGGCTTCGATCTGAGCGGACGAGGCCTTCAGTTCCAACACATATTGCCGGCGTCGGACTTCCATATCGCGTGAGTAGGCTTGCTGAGAGCCTGGCTGCTCTTCCGTTCCGATAAATAGTTGATCATCTGTCCGTTTAGCCCAATCCATCACCGGAAGCCTTGTTCGGTTGTGGGCTTCATGCAGCGCTCAACCAAACGAGTCTGCAAGGGTTTGCTTCCAAGCGTACCGAGCTGCCCACAGGTATTCTGTTCCCCCGATTGAATTCGGCGCCGATAATCAAACGGAAATCAAATGGCATCCTCAAAGCGTGGCGGTAAGCGTAATGGCGCCGGGCGGCCCCAGGGAGCGAGTTCGAGGGCGACCAAGCAGCATAAATCCACACTGTCCGATCTCGCGCGGGCGCACACTGCTGTGGCGCTGAAAACCCTTGTCGACATCGCGAAGAAGGGTGAGAGCGAGAGTGCCCGTGTGGCCGCCGCGAACTCTCTCCTCGATCGCGCCTACGGCAAGGCCACGCAATCGCATGAGCACTCCGGCCCCGGTGGCGCTCCGATCGCGACAGTCAATCTGACCAACGTGAGTGCCGATGACCTCGAACGCCTCGAAGCTATCTTCGGTCCGCTTGCCGGTGGACCCGGCGACGATGATGCGAGCGATCCGGGCGGAGAAGGCGAGGCGGGCCGCTGAGGCTGAAAGGCAAAGGATCGCCAAGGATGCGGAGCGCATACGGGCGCGCTGCCAGACCTTGGCTGGTTTCGTTCGTGAGGCATGGCATGTGCTGGAGCCTCGCGCGCAATACGTCCATGGCTGGCATATCGACGCCATCTGCCAGCATCTGGAGGCGGTGACCGACGGCCGGATCAACCGGCTGCTGATCAACGTTCCGCCAGGCTCGTCCAAGTCGCTACTGGTCTCGGTGATGTGGCAGGCGTGGGAGTGGGGACCTCGCGGTCTCTCCTCGATGCGGTACCTGACCACGTCGTTCAACGATGGCCCGGTCAAGCGCGACACCCGCAAGTGCCGCGACCTGATGCTGTCGGACTGGTATCGCTCCCTCTGGCCTGAGGTAGAGCTGAACCGCACTGGCGAGACGTCGTTCTCGAACACCAAGACCGGGACGCGCGAGGGTGTTCCGTTCGGGTCCCTTACGTCCCAGCGCGGTGACAGGCTGGTGATCGACGACCCGCACTCTACGGAGACGGCGGAGTCGGCAGCCGATCGACTGGCGACGACCCGCAAGTTCCGCGAGGGCGCCCAGAACCGATTGAACGACCAGGAGCGGTCGGCGATCGTGGTGATCATGCAGCGCCTGCACGAGGAAGACGTCTCTGGCGTCATCCATGAGGTCGGGATGGAATATGTCCATCTCATGCTCCCCATGGAGTTCGAGCCGGAGCGGGCCTGCACAACGGAGATCGGCTTTACCGACCCCCGCACGGAAGACGGCGAACTTCTAGACCCGGTTCGCTTTGGGCCCGAGGCGGTCGCCAAGCTCAAGCGGGACATGGGCTCCTATGCCTATGCCGGGCAATACCAGCAGCGGCCGGCGCCTCGCTCCGGCGGTATGTTCCAGCGTGGCGACTTCGAGGTCGTCGATGCTGTGCCGGCCGGTGCCAAGCGGGTGAGGGCATGGGACTTTGCGGCCTCGAAGGAGAAGCCCGGCAAGCAGCCCGATTGGACGGTCGGTCTGCGCATGGCCTACTTCAAGGGCACCTTCTACGTCGAGGATGTCGATCGCGGGCGGTGGTCACCGAATGAGGTGAACACGAAGCTCAAGAACCACGCCTCCCAGGACGGGCCGACGGTCACCATTCGGACGCCGCAGGATCCGGGCGCCGCGGGTAAGGCGGACGCCGAGACCAAGGTGAAAATCCTTGCCGGATATGCGGTGAAGGTGGTGCCGCCAACCGGTGACAAAGCTACCCGCGCCACTCCCGCATCCGCCCAGGCTGAAGCCGGGAACGTGAAGCTGCTGCGGGGACAGTGGAACAAAGAATTCCTGGACGAGGTCTGCTCGTTCCCGAACGGTCAATTCGATGACCAGGTCGACGCCTTCGCCGATGCTCTGAACGAGCTGGCGCTCGGCTCGTCCTTCACCTTCGACAACTTCTGAGGAATCCCATGGGTAATGTCGTCTCGATGCTGAGGGACGGGCTGATGAGCCTTGCGTCCCGCATGGGGACCGACAGGGACAAGGCGGCCACCACCTTCTATGCCCAACCTCTGCTCAGCGACGAGCAGATCATCGCAGCCTATCGCGGATCATGGCTGCCGCGGAAGATCGTGGACATCCCTGCGCTGGACAGCTGCCGCAAATGGCGCGACTGGCAGGCGAAGAAGCCCCAGATCGAAGCTATCGAGGACGAGGAGAAGCGCCTCAACGTCAAGGGCAAGATCCTTGAGGCATCGAAAAAGGGCCGGCTATTCGGCGGCGCTGCGGTCTATATCGGGACAGGCGACGCGAACCCGGCCGAGCCGCTGGACGTGGAGCGTGTCGGCAAGGGCGGCTTAAAATACCTTACGGTGATGACACGCCGGCAGCTGACGGCTGGCGAGATCGACCGGGATCCGGCATCGGATTGGTACGGCCGCCCGAAGCTCTACAAGCTCAGCGGCGCCAACGGCATGCAGATGGACATCCATCGCTCCCGGCTGGTCATCTTCAACGGGGCCATGTCGCCAGACGAAGATTTCAACCAGGCGCTCAATCTTGGCTGGGGCGAGAGCGTGCTGACATCGACGCTCGATGCGATCAAGAACGCGGATAGCACCGCCGGCAACATCGCCTCGCTGATCTTCGAAGCCAAGATCGATATCATCAAGGTCCCGCAGTTCTCGGCGAACATCGGCAACCAGGCATATGAGGACGCGGTGCTCCGCCGGTACACGCTGGCGAACACCATCAAGGGCATCAACGGCACACTCATTCTCGACAGCGAGGAAGAATATGAGAGCAAGAACGCTTCCTTCGCGGCCCTGACCGACATCTTGATGGCATTCATGCAGATCGTCTCGGGTGCAGCCGATATCCCGGTAACCCGTCTCCTTGGCCAGTCACCGGCCGGCATGAACGCCACCGGCACCTCGGACATGAAGAACTATCACGACCGCATTCAGTCCATGCAGGAGTTGGAGATGCAGCCGGCGATGATGCGGCTCGACGAATGCCTGGAGCGTTCCGCCGGCGTCACCGATCCTGACGTCTACTATCAGTGGGCACCGCTCGAGCAGATGAGCGAGAAGGAGCGGGCAGACATCTTTAAGACCACGGCGGACGCTGCCCGGCAGCTGGTCGGCACGACTGCGGGGCAGGAGATCATCCCGCGCGAAGCCGTCTCCGATGCGCTGGTCAATCGTCTGGTCGAGGATGGCGTCTTACCCGGCCTCGATGCCGCGATGGAGGAATATGGCAAGCTGAGCGAGCAGGAGCCCTCAGAAGAGGAGCTTGCCGCCGCGGCAGCAGCAGCGAACGAGAACGAACCATCGGCCAACCAGCGGCGCGCCGCAAACGATGCGGCACCGCGAACCCTCTACGTCCGCCGCGATGTCATCAACCGTGCCGAGATCGTCCGGTGGGCGAAAGAGCAGGGGTTCATAGACATAGTTCCGGATCTGCATGTCACGATCGCCTACAGCCGTGCGCCGGTCGATTGGTTTGCCATGGGTGAAAGCTGGGCTTCGCGGCTTGAGATCGGAGCAGGTGGCCCCCGGCAGATGGAAGGCTTCGGCCCGGATGGCAAGTACAAGGCTTTGCTCATCACCGCCGTCGAACTGATCTGGCGTCACCGCGAGATCGTCGAGAAGGGTGCTTCGTGGGAGTGGCCGGAATATCAGCCGCACATCAGCATCCAGGTCGGCGGCGATATCGATCTTTCCAAGGTCGAGCCATACCAGGGCAGGATTATCCTTGGCCCCGAAGTCTTCGAAGAGCTACGGGCCAGTGAGGGCTAATCTAGACCCTTCCGACTTGGCAGTCCGTTGGTCTGCAGTCGTTCCACTTCGCAATGATCGCGAGTTTGTTCTTACGCCACCAGAGTCGAATGACCTTCTCATAGCGCTCCAAACCGTGAACGTTCGGAAGACGCTCGCCAGTGACAATGGAAAAGCTTGCGTCTTCACCATCGTAGGTGACGTGGAAGTGCGGCGGTGGGTGTTCGTTGGCGCGAACTTCAACCCGCAGTTTCCCGTCTACCAGGCCGACGAGGTGTTTGATGAAGTAACCGTCCGGTCCTAATCGCGATAGGAGCGCTTCCAGCTCCCTCTCCAAGGGCTCATCAAGGTCAATTCGTATCGTTTCCATAAGCATAACCCAACCGCGCCGAACCCTTTGCTGAGGCTTGTATAATGAATTTTACGGACTCTGTAACGGTCTCCGGCACGCGTCGGACGGCCGACGGGTACCTCGTGGCCGAAGCTCGCTCGGTGCGGACCGGCATCCAGCTCTATACCGGCAGTGAAGTCGGCAAGCCTGAAATGCCCGTGGTTCGCGTCTTCCGCCCCGCCGACCAGGTGTTTTCGGCTGACAGCCTCCAGAGCTTCACGCACGCCCCTGTGACGATGGATCATCCGGCTGAGGCTGTGAACGCCGACAACTGGAAGCAGTTGGCCGTGGGGGAGGTAAGCACCGCGGCGAAAAAGGACGGGGAGTGGGTTCATCTCCCGCTCATCCTCAAGGACGCAGCAGCCATCCAGGCGGTCGAGACCGGCAAGCGTGAGCTTTCCGCCGGCTATGTCTGCGAACTGGTCTGGGGCGACGGTGTGGCACCGAATGGGCAGTCGTTCAACGCGACCCAGACGAACATCAAGATCAACCACCTCGCCATCGTCGACAAGGCGAGAGCTGGTTCCAAGGCTCGGATCGGCGATGCTGCCTCCGAGGAGTGGGGCGCTGCCCCGATCAATGATCATCAACCCAAAGAGGAAAAGATCATGAACCTGAAGACGGTTACCGTCGATGGCATCCCGGTTGAGGTAACCGACCAGGGCGCCACGGTCATCACTACGCTGCAGCAGCGGCTTGCCGATGCCAACTCCAAGATGGGCACGGCTGATGCTGCCCACCTGGCGGCCATTGCCGCCAAGGACGGCGAGCTTGCCAAGAAGGATGCCGAGATCGACTCACTCAAGGCGAAGGTCCTTTCCGACGCTGACCTGGACAAGCGGGTCCAAGCTCGTGCCGACCTCGTCTCCACGGCCAAGGCGATTGCCAAGGATGTCAAGACGGAAGGCCTCGCCGACGCGGCAATCCGCAGGGCGGTCGTTGCAGCCAAGCTCGGCGATGCAGCGATCACCGACAAGGCGGACGCCTATATCGACGCTCGCTTCGACATCCTGGCCGAAGACGCGAAGAAGGCCGGAGGGTCTGACCCCTTCGCATCGGTCGTCAAGGACGGCCTCACCACCCACGCCGATCTCGGTGACTCCAGCAAAGCTTATGAGGCGATGCTGCAGCGGGATCGCAACGCCTGGCAGGGCAATCAGAAGGAGTCTGCATAATGGCCTTCCCGACCGTCTCCTACTCGCGCGACACCCCCGCTGGCTATCCGGGGATGATCGCAACAACTGAACCGCACTGGATCACGTCGATGGTCGTCGCGTCTGCATCCGGTGACATCCCCTTCGGCCGTGGCGTCATCTATGCTGCCGCGGAGGATACCGTCGCTCTGCCGGCCGCACTCGGCAAGTTCGCCGGCGTCTCGGTTGTCGACCGGACGCTGCCGTTTGCCAACGGCGAGGTCTACAAGCCATACGACCAGATCAGCGTGATGAAGACCGGTTCGATCTGGGTTACGGCGCTGGTTGCCGTCGCGCAGGGTGATCCGGTCTACATGACCCCGACAGGCGCGTTCACGAACGTCTCCAACTCGGCGGCAAACCAACTCATTGAAAATGCCGAATGGGCAAGCGTCACGAGCACCACAAACCAGCTCGCACGTCTCCGCCTTGGCGTCACCAAGTAAGGGAGAACGAGCATGTTCACTATGGACGCGCCCGCGCTGGCGCTAAACTTCCTCCGCACGGCTCAGAACTACATCGAGCCGGGCATCTACGCTCGCCAGTATCCGGACTATCAGTACCGTGAACTGGTGCCGGTAGATAACTCGGCGCCGGATTGGACGACTGCGATCGACTTCTTCTCGATGGGTGACGACGTCGGTCAGGCGCGCGAGTTTTCGCCTGACGGTGATGACATCCCGTTCGTCGACTTCAAGCTCGACAGCGGCAACAGTCGCGTCTTCATGGCCGGCATCGGCTATCGGTACAATCTGCAGGAGCTCGCCCATGCTCAGGCATACGGCATCCGCCTGGAGAGCGACCGCGCAGACGCCGCTCGCCGCAAGTACGAGCAGTTCGTCGACAACGTCGCGTTCCTGGGACGAGCTAAGCTCGGCATGACCGGCTTGCTCAACACCGCATCGGTTACGGCCCTGACGGCACCCAACGGCGCCGGCGGTACCGCGATCTGGCCCACCAAAACGCCGGACGAGATCCTGAAGGACGTCAATGATGTCCTTGGGATCGTCTTCACCGCTTCGAACGGGATCGAGCAGGTGGATACCGTGCTGCTCGATCAGGATCGGTATGCCTACATTGCGACGAAGCGCCTCGACGCGACGATGACCACGACGGTCCTGGAGCACATACAGCGGGCAAACATCTACACGATCCGCACGGGCCGGCCACTGACGATCCGTGCGGTGTTCGGCCTGGAGACCGCCGGCGCCGGCAGCACGCACCGTTTGGTCGCCTATCGCCGTGACCCGGGCGTGGTGAAGATGCACGTCCCGATGCCCCTCCGGTGGCTTCAGGCGGAGCAGCGCCTGCTCAAGTTCGAGGTGCCGGGGATCTTCCGCCTCGGTGGTGTTGAGGTCCGTCGTCCTGGCGCGATGCGCTATCTCGACGGAATCTGAGGAGAGCTAACATGTCGAAAATCACCATCACGAACAATCGCCCGGGCGGCTTCGGCATCCCTGGCGGCCCGGTCATCCTTGGAAAAGGCACAATCGAGGTCGAGGCGTCGGACTGGGCCAAGGTCGAAGATCACCCCGTGGTCAAGGCATGGGTCGACGAGGGCAACCTCACAATCGAGGGCAAAAGCGTCGCTAAGACTGACGATAGCCCTGATCGGGACGAGCTGAAAAAGCAGGCCAATGAACTGGGCTTGCAGTATCCCGGAAATATCTCGAACGTGAAGCTCAAGGAAATGATCGACGCCAAGCTGGCGGAATAGCCATTGGCCTCGGCCGGCAACGGCCGGGGCTACCAATTGATGATGTATCTGGTCGTTTCGCCAGCCTTCAAAGCCGCGATAAGGTGCCTATAGCCATGCTTGTCATTTTCGAGCACGTCCCTAATCAAGTTTAGGTTCTTTGCCGGAATCTCGCCGAAGTGCTCATTGATGGAGATCGCGTCTCGATAGAACGTGACAGCGGTTTTCGAGAGTAGTCCGTTCGCTATCAAGCGCTCGTGAATTTCAAGGACATTTAGCGCCTCTCTTATACTGGAGCGATCAAAGCCCTTCACTTCACCTTGCCGCATTACATCGGCTGTGACGCGGTACATGGTGGTGATTTGCTCGATTTCGTGAAGCCGCACCGACACGCTGTACTGTCTCAGTGCGTACCAAGCCGCAATGATAGCGGTGGCTGCCATGACTACGTCTGCGCACCCGGATACGATGTCCCAATCAATACTGCCCACGAAATCCCCCGTCGCGACGCTGTCGGATCGTTTCTACGGTGGGTGAATTAACATCGAGGAAATGACATGGCCGGATACGGTGACAACGAAGGCTTTGCCGCTTACGCCGAAGCCGCCGGCCATGTCATCCCCGAGGGGACGACCGCTCTCCAGATAACCGCAGCACGTCAGCGCGGCTCTATGGTGATTGATCGGTATGAGATGAAATTCCCCGGTCATCGCACCGGCGGGTACGCTCAGGAGAGGGCCTGGCCGCGCATCGGAGCTTCGACCTATTGGGGCGAGGCGATCCCATCGGACACGATCCCGACGGCCATCATCAACGCCAGCTACGAGGCGGCCTTCCTCGAACTGACCAACCCGGGCAGCCTGTCGCCGGTGGTGACCGGGTCCGCCACGGTGAAACGCGAAAAGATCGGACAATTGGAGGTCGAATACTCGACATCCTCGTCGACCAGCGTTTCGGACATGGTGGCGATGGCCACTCCGGTGGTTATAGCGATCGAGGGGATGTTGTGGCCGTTCATGATGCCAATCGTTCCAGGAATTTTGGTGGTTTAGCTGCGTTTATACAAACCAAATATTTCTTGGAAAGGTTGCGTGTACGGTAGACAAAAATACACGCTCTGTTAATCATTTTGTATTTTCAGAGCGTGGGGGCGATAATGAAAAATGGCATTGTTTATTGTGCAGCAGCTTTGATGCTTTCGGGATGCAATACGTTACCGAGTTTGCCGGAGGACGATCCAGATAGCATTAGTCAGCTCGCAGACATCGTCGAATGCGAGATTATCACAACATTCGAAAGAGCATCGAAAGTGAGCGACCTAAATTTCGACAACTGGGGCTCTTCTTATGAAATTTCGCAGAACACTACGGAAACCAATGGCGTGGGTGTCGATCCGCTGACTTGGCTATCTCCGGCTGGAGTGACTAAGCTCGTTTACTCTGCCAACGCAAAATATGAACGCGAAGCTTACCGGAACGGCAAGGTAAAGTTTGAGGTTTACGTGACGGACAAGACGTCGACGGCGTGTGACCGAGTGGCGAAGTACAAGGATATTAAAGTTGAGCCTCGGAACCTGAAGCTTGATGAATGGATTTCGAAGCTCGCACGGTCAGAGAATTACGCGAGGATCAAAGACTTCGGCTATTCCGTTCGTGTCCAGGTTACCACGGGCGCTGGCACCGGCCCCAATTTCGAAGACGGGAAATGGACCGCGCAAGCTGGAGTTTCGGGCAAGCGTGTAACCGTGAAGAACGTCGATTTCGCCTTCTCGAAGAGGCCGAGCGAACCTGAACCGATCGAGGTGATTGTCGTCGGTCGCAGGGGAGCGGCGCCGACGGAAACTATCATTCCTCGCAGAGGTCAGAGCCGGCAACAGCCGGATCGACCCCGCTCGATGCAACTCCCACCGTCGATCAGTCGACAAAATGACCTAATTCTCAAGGGGCTGCAATTTGACCGATATGCCCCAGGTTTTCCCAATCAGTAGGCGGTTCCACAAGAAACTCCCAAGGCTCGCTTCGGCGGGCCTTTCTTCTTTCAGGAAGGTCTGATGCTCAATCCCCTTTACGCCCGCTTGCAATTGAGTGCGGCACGCCTGGTCACGAAATACGGCCAGCAGGGCACCGTCACCCGCATCACGCATCCCGACCCCGTCGAAGGTGGCTCCGGCACGGAAACCGCGTACCCAGCTAAGCTGGTGCCGCTGACCTATGACCATCGGTACATCGACGGAACGAACATCACGACGGCGGATCGGCAGGTCTACATTTCGTCCGACGGCCTCGCGATCGTGCCGGCTCCCGGCGATATCGTCACGGCCGGCGGGGTGACCTACCACATCATCGCCGGCGACCCGAACAACTACGACGGCATCACGAATGTCGTCGTCATCGTCCAAGGTAGGGTAGTTAGCTGAGTGGTGGCCACTCAAGCTTGAATAGCAGTTCGGCCGACGCGCTTTGAAATCTGCAGTGTGCGTCGACGGCCATGGCCATCGGCCCGGCGCTCGCCATGAAGCGCTCGTGCACCCCATCATACTTGATCAGCAGCCTCGAAAGCTCATCAAGGAGGGAATAGGGGACGTTTCGCAATATTAGATCTTTGCCACTCGGTCCCATGCCTAACCGCCTTGAAAGGGGGCATCATGAACGAGCTGCTGACGAAAGGCTACAGGTTGACGCATGACTTATGACGAACTGTTAGCGCAGTATGAGCCGAAGGTGGCCGCGGCCTTCAGAGAAGCGATTGAGGCCATCCGGTCGTCCGTCGTGCTTAAGACGATCGTGGAGCGGCTCGAGCGCGGTGATATTGCGGGCGCGGTGGCTGCTGTGCAGTTCGAGCCTGTAGCCTTCGCGGCCTTGGAGATGTCACTCCGCGAGGCGTTCAATGCGGGCGGCATCAACATGGCCAAGAGCTTTCCAACGTTGGTGGCGCCGGACGGGACGAGAGTGCTGTTCCAGTTCGGCGTTCGCAACCTAGAAGCAGAGCGGCTGATCAGAGAGCAGTCTTCGACACTGGTGACGAACATTACTGAAGATCAGAGGCTGGCGCTGCGCACGGCGTTCGAGGCTGGCCTGTCGCAGGGAAGGAACCCGACGTCCACGGCGCTCGACGTGATCGGCCGGGTCAACCGGGTCACCGGCCGGCGCGAGGGGGGCGCGATTGGGCTTACCTCTCGCCAGGTGGAATTCATCACCCGCGCACGCGAGAACCTTATGTCGGGTGACGTCGACGGAATGCGCTCCTATCTCGACCTGAAGACGCGGGACAGGCGCTTTGACCGGACGGTCGCCAAGGCGATCCGTGAGGGCAGGTCGGTTGATGCCGCCATGGTCGGCAAGATCATCGGCCGGCTGTCGGACAAGAACCTGCAGCTCCGGGGCGAGATGATCGGGCTTGAGGAAACCAGGACGGCACTGTTCTCGGTGCGCGACAACGCCGTCCGCCAGCAGATCGATGCCGGAAAGATCACAGCGGCGGAAGTCACCAAGAAGTGGAAGCATTCCGGATCCGAGCACCCTCGGCTTCAACATCTGCAGCTCGCAGCGCAATCCCGTGAGGCGGGCGTCCCGATCGACATGCCGTTCATCGCGCCGGACGGTACGGCGCTGATGTACCCGCACGATCCGAAGGCGCCGGCCCGGCATCGCATCGGATGCAAATGCCGGATGGAATATGCCATCGACTACATCGCGGCCGGGCTTCGCCGCTACAGGGCGAGGGCCGCCTAATGGCAACGCTCTCGTTCTCTGCGGCCGTGGCAGGCTGGGCGGACAAAGTGCCGGAGGCCGTCGAAGCGGTCAGGAACCAAAGCGCCGCCGACGTCGTGAAGGAAATGCAGACGCTGGACAGCGAAGGCGGCCGACTGCCTTTCGATACCGGCTTCCTGTGGGCTTCGCTCATGGCATCCACGGCGACAATGCCACGAATCAACCCGGGCGCGCAGCCGGTCGATGGCCGAACCTACAGCTTCGACTTCGGCACGATCGAGGCCATCATCGCGGGATCATCTTTAGAGGATGACCTCTACTTCGGATACACGGCTGCCTACGCGGGGCACCAGGAGTATGGCGCGAATGGCCGGGCGCCGGCCGGGTTCGTCCGTGGAGCGGTCCAGAACTGGAGCGTCCACGTCAACCGCAATGCGGAGAAGGTGGGGAAGGCATTTGGTCTTCTGTAGACCCTTCCATCTTCATCATCATGGTCATCTGGAAGGTAAACAGGGACAGGCGGGCCGCCTTCAGGGTGTTGTTGCCGTACTCGGTCGCGCCTTCTTCGTTGGCCAGCATCAGCCACGCGTTATGCAACGCTTCATGAACATCGCGGTCCGATAGGGGCGGCTTTTCTGACATAGGGTATCGGTACATGGCGACGGGCACGGACGCAATAATCTTTGCTGCGCTGCTCACGCGGCTGCAGGGCTTACCTGCGGTCCTGCCGATCTCGACGCCAGGCATCACTTTCCCACCAACGGGGCAGACCAAGCCGGCCAAGTATCTGAAGTTCGACTTCATGCCGAACCGCACCCGGCAGGTGACGATGGGCGACGACCCGCAACAGAAAGTCGGCCTGGCGCAGGTGAGCGTCATGTGGCCGCTGGGCTCGGCCATCATCGGCGCCCAGGAAGTCGCGGACCAGGTCATCAACCGCTTCAAGAACCAGACGATATTCGCCTCTGGCGTGAAAATCACGATCAGCAGCGAGCCTTGGGCATCCCGCCCAATCAAGGACGAGGACCGGATGAACATCCCGGTCTCCATCCCGTACATCGCCTTCGAACCGGAGACCTGAAATGGCAAACAAGGCAACTAAGAAGGGCACGAAGGTGTTCGTTTGCGCCACCGCCCAAAATGACGACCTCATCGCAAGCACGTTCGCTGCGCTTACCTGGGTTCAGGTCGGGAAGGTGGGCAACGTCGGTGACTTCGGCGCGAACTCCACCATGAACAGCTACAACACGCTGGACGAGGCGGTCACGCAGAAGCAAAAGGGCACGGCCAACGCCGGCGACCCTGTTATCGAGGTCGCCTCTGTCTTTGACGACGCCGGCCAGGTGATCCTTCGCACATTCGGCGACCCGCTCAATCAGAACAACATGGCGATCAAGATCGAGCGGAATGACAAGCCCGATGCCGATCATACCAACACGATCATCTACAGCCGCGGTGTCGTCTCCGGACCGCTGTATCCCGGCGGCGGGTCCGATGACTTCGAGCTCGAGCGCTTCACCCTTGGCCTGAACCAGCTGCCGATCGTCGTCGGTCCGGCCGAAATCCCCTGAGAGGACTCAACATGGACATTTCGAAACTCGTCAATTCCGAGGATCTCCATGAGCTTAAGCTCACCGGTCCGGATACCGACGAACTGATCGGCATCCGCTTCATGATCCGATCGTCCGAAAGCGACGCGGTCAAGCGGGTCGTGCGGGAGCATTCGGACAAGTTCCTTGCCAGCCGGAAGAAGAAGCTGACATCGTCCAAGGTTGAGGCTGAATATCTCGATCGCGCGGCAGCCGCTATTGCCTCCTGGGATTGGGGCGATCACGATTGGAAGGGCTCAAAGCCGGTCCTCTCGTTCGAGATGGCCCGCGAGGTCGTCTCTGAAGCGGGCTGGATCTATGACCAGGTCGCGGCAGCATCCGAGGATCGGGCAAATTTTACCAAGAGCTTGGGGAAAGGCTCTGCGAAGCCGTAGCAGTTGTCGCCCGGTATGACTGCGTCAGGGACAAGGACGGCGAAACGCGTCGGGAGAGAAACGAGGCGTTCGAGGTCGAAAGCCCGGAGCCTGACGTCCCCGATGAAGGCGCCATGCTGTGGGAGTGGTTTTGGGATATACGGGCAGGGCAGGTGTCAGGGTGCAATGGCGCAAATCCAGTCTCAAGCTCAGAGCTGCTGGCTTGGCTGCAGATCACCGGCAACATCATGCGGCGGGAGGAGGTAGCGATCCTCCGCGCGATGGATTGCCGGTATGTCTCGGAACTCGATAAGGAGGCCGATGCCATCAGGAAGCGGGATAGTGGGTGATATGGCTTGTATCGTTTTGCAACGAACCATATCCACGTCAAAGAAAAACCCGAGGGTCGCCTCGGGTTTGACAGGTCAGCAGGCCACCCGCCTCGCTGGAGGTTCGTGCGAAGCTATGTTGATATCTCGCAACGCCTGAACCATTTTCAGAGGTTCGGAATTGATAAGTAGGAGGTAGGCGCGCATGGCCTGCACAGGCCGGGAACGGCCTTGCTCCCACTGCTTCAATTGGTCGAAGCCGAAACCAAACGTCGACGCAAAATCCTTCTGCGTCAAACCTGTACGCATACGGATGGCCTTAACGTCTATTTCTGCCGGCACATGGAGCTTGTAAGGTTCGGCGTCGCCGCGAGCGACGGCCAAAGCCTCGTTCAAGCCTTCTGCGATCTGATCGAATACCTTCTTGCTCATGCTCGTTCTCCTACTGCGATCGGTAAAACCCGTCTCGAATATTCCTGCACTATCTGGTCCGACATCTTCTTTAGGGCGTTCCGCTCGGACTTCGTAAGGCTTGCTTTCTGGCTTTTCCCAAAAACGGTGATTAGAAAAACAGGAAGCGCGTCTCCAGTGAAAAGCGTTATGGTGCGTACACCGCCACTTTTCCCTTTATTGTTTCCACGAATGGACCAACGGAGTTTCCTGCAGCCGCCAGTCCCTTCCATTTCATCGCCAGCATCTGGATTAGATGCCAGATAGTCGACCAACTCGGTAATGTCTTCATCGGACATCCCAGAGGCTTTAGCCGCTTTGCGAAACGTACTGAGTTCGGAAACCGTGTGCATGTCTCCATATGTGTGTAAGTTACGCACTCAGTCAATACATTTCTCGTATTAACGTTCCGTAACCATTTGCCGCGATTGTTTCGCGCAAGGTCCCTGCACGGCGGCCATAGGAAGTAGCGCCCGCTTCGGCGGGGCCTTTTCATGTTCGAGGCTTAATGAGCGATCGTACCTCGTCAACGTATCTGACGACGTTGGCTGCCTGGAAGTCCAGTTCCGTCACATAGCCCTCATTGATGCAGTTGGCCGCGTGCCCGCCCTTGTAATTCTCAACCTTGCTACGGGCCAGGTCACTAATCATCTGGCGGCAGAATTGTAGGTTAGCCTGTTGTTGCGCGGCCTCCCGCTCTTGAGAGCGCTGGTACTCAGAGAGTCCGAAATATGCTCCCCCGGCGATTACGACGACACAAGCCGTAGCTACTAGCCCTTTTAACCATCCATCCATATCGAATCCCCTTTCGGGATAGATAACGCCCACTCTGTGCGGAGGTAAAGCAATGTCGAATGTGGCTGAGCTTGGGATCGCTGTAAAAGAAACCGGCACCGAGAACGCGAGCAACAAACTCACGGCATTGACCGGAGCCGCTGCCCGAGCAGAGGCTGCAACCAGCGGCCTCTCCGAAGCCAATCGAGGAGCGACCGGAGCGGCAGCCGCGGCGGCCAGAGCCTACAGCCAGCATGGGTCGGCGGCAGCGACTTCTTCTAAGCAAATCGAAATGATGAACCGCGCCGCAAATCAGAATAGCGCGGCTTTGGGCATCTTTTCCACTCAGATGCGTATGGCATCAATGCAACTCAGCCAAGTCGCACAACAGGTGCAAGCCGGAACAGGCTTCCTCCAAGCCTTGGCAATCCAACTGCCCGACCTTGCTCTGGGATTCGGTCCGATTGGGATTGCAGCCGGCGTAGCGGCGGGCCTCGTGCTCACCTATTTCGGGAACATCCTCTCAGCTGCACCGGGTGCGAACATGTCGCTCGCTGAGCAGAGCAAGCTCATCAGAACAGTCGCTGATGATTGGGGAGACGCCACACCGCAACTTCGCGCCTACGCTGATGAACTGGAGCGTTTGGCCAAGGCTCGAGACCTTCTGGCAGCCGGCAATACCGCCGCCGCCGCACAGTTCACACCGATCGTGGATATCCTGGCGTCAATCAATAAGGAATACACGGCTGCCGTTCGTAATCTTCGAGGCTACGGAGAGGACACTGCCGGAGTGGTGCAGAGTCTAACAAATACCTTTGCGACTCTCCAATCGAAGATCGTCGAGGGGAAAGCCAACACGGTGGACCTTAAGGCCGCTCAAGACGCGATGGCGACTGCCGTGGACCAGTTCGGAACTCCGTCAGTCCTACGATTTGCTGCTGCATTCGGCGCGCTTACTCCTCAGATCGAGGCCGCGATAAAGGCAGCAGAGGGTTTTAGACGAGAAGGCGTCGGAACGATCCTGCCAGAGCTCGGGTCGTTGTCGGAGATCTTCGGAGAAGGCGGGAAGTTTTACACCCCGGAGGATTTCATACCTGAGACCATCCCGACGCCTGAGCGCCGGCCGCTCATCGAGTTGGAGGGGCTGCCGAAAGTCAAAGGTGGCGGAGCGTCCAACGACAACTACAAGAGCTCCCTACTCTCCATCCAGGAGCGCACAAAGGCTATTCAGGCAGAGACTGCGGCCCAAGCCAGCCTTAACCCCCTGATCAATGACTATGGCTTTGCAGTAACCAAAGCTCGGGCATCTACGGAACTGCTGGCCGCTGCAGAGAAGGCAAAGAAGAACCTCACTCCAGAGCTTATCGCCCAGATCGACAAGACGTCGACGGCCCTTGCGCAGGCTACTGCTGAGCAGGCCAGGCAGGTGGAAGCTGTCAACAGGTATCGAGCGACAGTCGAATTCCTCAAGTCGACGACGGCAGGCTTCATCAATGACCTTCGGAATGGTCTGAGAAACGGCGAAGGATTCTGGAAGTCAATGGGCGATGCGGTCATGGGGGTTCTTGATCGGATCACGGACAAGCTCCTCAACGATGTTCTCGATGCCGTCTTCAAAGTCAGCAGTGCCGGCTCTGGTGGAGGCGGCGGGGGCATCTTCGGTTTCCTTGGCAGCCTGTTCGGTGGCGGTGGGGCAGGGGCATTCCCATCCAAGCCCGGTATCGGCCTTTACGCTGCCGGAACGCCTGCTGCTCGTCCGGGCGTTGCCTGGGTCGGGGAAAAAGGTCCAGAGTTGGTGCGCTTCAAGGGCGGCGAAGAGGTCATCCCCAATCACCGGATAATGACGGCCGCCAATCAGAACGGCGGGGCAGGACAGGGCAGCAGCAGCACTGTCACCGCTCCCGTCTCGATCTCGATCGACGCCACCGGCGCTGATCCTGAGGGGCTTGCGCGGGTCCAGCGAGAGCTTGCCGCTCTCAAGGCCGACCTGCCGACCCGTGTCGTTCAGACGGTCAAGGATGCGCAGAAGAGGCGCGTGATCTAATGGCAATCACGTTTCCTCGTGAAATCCCGGATGTTGGTTACGTCCGGGCCGACATGATATTGCGCGACCCAGTGAAGGCGTCTCCTTCTGGAGCGCGCCTCATCAACTACACGCAGATAAACGACCCGGCATGGGAAGTGGCCCTCACGACCAAGCCACTCCGATACGATCAATATGCCGAGGTCGAGGCCTGGTGGCTTTCTCTCCGGGAGGGGTTGCAACGCGTTCTCTTCCGGCTCCCGTTCGCACGGTATCCGAAGAACCATATCAACAACCACGCTCCCGCGGATGGTGCCGGAAATCTTGTGTCGGTCACTGGTGGCAACGTGCTGTCGGTGTCCGGTGTGGATTCGGGGCTTTCGCTTGCTATCGGGGATCGGATCGGGCTGGAGCGCCTCACGCGCTATCACATTGGGCGCATCACCGAGGTCACAGGCGCAGGCACCGCCAGGATGATAACGATCGAGCCTCCGCCCTTTGCGACCGTTTCCCAAGCCGGCACTGTTGTTCGATTTGCCAACCCTGCTCTCGTCATGCGCCCGGTTCCGGGGAGCTTCGAGGCTCCGAGGGACGGTCTGTTCCACGACGTCTCTTTCCGTCTGGTGGAAGCACAATGACGCTCTCGACCGAAATCAAAGACCTGTACGACCAGGGGCGGATATCCACCCGGCAGATGCTGCGGTTTCAGTTCGCCTCCGGCATCTACGGCTTCATCAGCCGCGCCGAGCCGTTCACCTATTCCGGCGTCGAATACAAGCCGTTCGGCCTGATCGAAGTGTCGGACATCGGTGGCGGGACGGGCACGAGCGCCGACGGCGGATTCACCCTGACGCTTGCCGAGAGCCAGGATGACGGGCTGACGCCGGAAGTCCTGACCCAGATCGAGAGCCAGGACTATCGCGACCGGCCAGTGACCGTGATGGATGCCCACTTCCATCCCGACACCGGGGCATTGCTACAGGTCGAGGTCGTCGCGCGCGGTTACCTCGATGTCGTCGAGCACCAGGTCGATCCGGAGCGTGGCTACATCCTCGTCGCCCGCTGCGAAGGCCGGCAACTCGACTATTCCCGCAAGAATGGCCGGTACCGCACCATGACCGACCAGGCACGGCGGGCGCCTGACGACAAGTTCTTCCAGCATGCGGCCAAGCGTGGCCGTGTCGACATCTTCTGGGGCCGAGTGGCCGCGAGAACCTGACCAATGAGACATGAGGATTGGGAAAAGCGCCTCAACGCGGTTGTGGCGAAGCATCTGGCGTTGCCCGGTCAATGGGGTGTGTCCGATTGCTGGATGATGACCATGGACGCGATTGAGGCCGTCACGGGCACCCGTATCCTGCCGCACCTCCAGAAGTACCGGAGCGAGGCGGAAGGCTACAGGGTTTTCCGGAAGGCCGGCTTCAAGGAGACGGTCGAGGAGGCTCTTGCAACCGAGCTCGGCGAGCCTATCCCTCCGATGATGGCGCAGCGCGGCGACGTCGGCGTGATCGAGCGCGACGGCGCGATCTCCTGCGGCGTGTTCGTCTCGACCGGCTTTGCGGTGAAGACCATCTACGGCCACGTCGAGCGGATCGGCGGCAAGCGGGTCGAAGTCACGACCGGCTCGGATCTCGAAATCATGTCCGTGCTGTTTGTCAAGCGCGCTTACAAGGTCCGATAAATGCCCTTCATCTCAGCAATCGTCGGCGCGATCGGCGGCGCGCTTGGTCTCGGCACGATCGGCCTTGCCATCGCCAAGGCGGTGATCGGGATCGGCATTAGCCTGGTCGTCGCCAAGATCCAGGCCGATCGCGCGAAGAAGGCGCAGAAGCAGGCATCCGGCACGCAGTTCGAGCGTGAGTATGGCGAGAACATCAGCCGCAAGGTCGCCTGCGGCCTCGTCGGGATCGCCGGCCATGATTGCTACGTGAACACCTATGGCTCGTCGAACATGTACCTCGAGCAGGTGTTCGTCTTCTCCGACTTCCCCTGCGATGGTCTTTCGAAGATCTGGGCCGGCGGCCAGCAGCTGCAGCTCTCGACCGCCAACGGCAAGAACTATTCAGTGGTAACCGGCGATTATGCCGGCCGCATGAGCTTCGTCTTCTACGACGGCACCCAGACGGCGGCCGATGCTGGCCTGATCGCCAACTCCAACCCGCTCGGCCGGTGGACGGCTGCGCATGTTGGTTCCGGCCAATGCTACCTGATCGCCCGCCTGACTTATGACCAGGAGAAGCTCTCGCAGTTCCCCGACTTCTTCTTCGAGATCCGCGGCGCCCGCCTTTATGATTTCCGCAAGGACGACACTGTCGGTGGTTCCGGGCCACATCGCTGGGGTGACTACTCGACCTACCAGTTCTCGGAAAACCCGGTCGTGTTCGACTACAATTACCGGCGCGGCTTTTCGTGGAACGATGATCTGTTCCTCGGCATGGATATGGACGCTATCGACCTGCCGATCGACCGCTATGCCGTGGCCGCGAACATTTGCGACGAGAATGCCGGCGGCGAGCCTCGTTACCGCTGCTCGGTCCTGCTTGATGCCGACGTCGACCACGGCGACAACATCGAATCCATCATGGTCTCTTGCGGCGGCATCGTCGTCGACAGCGTCGAGGGCTCCTGGCCGATCATCGGAACTGAGCAGCCGATCGTCGAGACGTTTACCGACGACGATCTGATTGTGACGGAGCCGGTGCGGTTCCAGAAGCGCCGCTCAATGGCAGATCTCACCAACTCCGTTTCTGGCACGTATCCGGAGCCGGCAAACATGTGGTCGCCGGCCGGCTATGACACGCAGAGCAATCCGACCCAGGTGGCGCTCGACCGGCGCACGCGCGACGTCCAGCTGAACTTCCCCACGGTGCGCTCGAAGCGCCAGGCGAACCAGCTGGCCTCGATCTACTACAATGAGAACCGATACGAAGCGACGGCGGACATCGTTCTGCGCCCCCGCTTCCAGACGATCCGCGTCGGCGATTGGGTGCAGTGGGATTCGGCGCGCTACGGCTCGATGGTGTTCGTCGTCCAGAGCCGCTCGATCCGGGCTTTGAGCAGCGACGGGCCGCGCAACGTTGTCCTGTCCCTGCAGGAGCGCTCCGGCGAGATCTACGCCTCGGTCGGCCTCATCCCGCCGAACGTGCCGATCCCGAACGGCGAGCCGGTCTATCTGAACGCCCTTCAGGATTGGGCGGTTATCGCTGTAATTGCTACGGGTGCCGACGGGCGGACCTATCCGGCTTTCCGCATGACCTGGGCGCCGATCGACGACGTGACGGTCACCGGCGTGGTATTCGAGTGGTGGATCAAGACCGAGCCGGCGAACAAGTTCACCCGCCAGGTGGACCGACAGGCGGCCGTCACGTTCATCCAGGAAGGGATCTTGAACCAGACGGACTATGAGTTCCGTCATAGGCTGATCGCTGACCGCCCGACCAATTGGACCGTCCCGATCACGGTAACCTCGGCTGATGCCGGCAACGCGGATATCGAGGTCGGGTTGGGCAACCTGCGCGACGATGTGATGGCGGTCTTCACGGAGCTGTACGCCAGCCTGAACCGCAACGAAACGCTCCTCGCGCGCCTGCAGCAGAACCTCCAGATCAACGGCGGCGTTTCCCAGACTATTGGACGCAAGCTCCAGCAGCTCGGCGCGAGCTTCACCGAAGAAGTCGCGATCATCACGTCGGACATCGCCAACGTCGTTGCCGTCACAGAGGAGCTGATCGCCGAGTTCGGCAACAATCTGGCGAACGGAAAGGTGGCCTTTCAGGCGGTGGCGGCCCCTGCAGGCGTCAACGTCCGCTACGCCATCCTGCTCAAGGCTGAGATCGAGGATGAATTCAAGGAGAGCGGCTTCTTCATCGAGCTTTACACCGACGAGGGCGTGATCAAGTCCCGGACCGCCTTCAACGTTGACCAGTTCGTGGTCACCGATGGAGGCGATGCGAGCTACCCGATGGTGTTCGAGAGCGGAGAGCTCAAGCTCAACATCGCCAACATCGGCACGGTCAACGCCGGCATCATCCAGAGCCCGAACGGCAAGATGGTTATTGACGTCAACAACGGCACGATCGTGATCAGCTCATGACCCAGACGCTCATTGGTTTTGACAGCCTCGGTGTCCCCTGCGTGAAGATCACCAAGGGCGAAATCGACCCGATCACCGAGCCGGACGCGAACAGGAGCTCATTCCTCTACAATTCCAAGTTCGCCGACGACGTGAAGATCGTCGACATAGACAGTACGCCGTTCTCTCCGAATTCCACGACCTACTGGCCGGCGGGGACGAACAACGCCAACTATCAGAAGAAGAAGATGCCCGGGTCGGTCGCTGGCTTCAGCTACATCATGATCCGCAATTCGTATTTCGGGGACGCGCTCCCGTACGATCTGCCAGTCTACGACCTGAAATACCAGCGCCTCTCCGATGGCCGCTACGTCGAGAACTTCAGGGTCTTCACCCAGGGCGCAGAAGATAACAACGGCCAAGAGCCTGGCTATCGCACAATGATCGCCTGGATGAACAACGGCTGGTGGCTCAATGACACCCAAACCTTTTACGGCAGCCCGCCGTTAGGGAAGGGCATTCGCTATTACACAAACACCTTTGGCGGGTTCGACGGCGGGTCCTATTTGATCAAGCTGGTGGTCTGGAGGCTTCCCGCGACGAACGTACCTCTGCTTGACAGCGACACGCCATCGCCCGTCCCTGGACTGCGCGGGGTGGAAATTACAAGCGAGTTCTGTCGGGTCGCAAAGCCGGGATTTGACACCCGGACGGCGACGCCGACCCAGATGGCTTTCGACTCCTCCGGCCGCCCGCTCGCGGTGATCAAGGCGGGGGACATTGCCCTGCCGTCCGGGCTCACCGAGATCGAGGTCGGATATCCAGTCGATAACACCACCATCTGCGACATGCTGCAGTATGAGAATGGGGTGATTTCCTATCCGGTCAGCGGGTATTTCACTGACACCAGGTGCGAATACTGGTTCTCTGGGACGAAGCTTTACATCAACAATCTGTCGGGGCCGTGCCGGGTCCGGTACCTCGTCCTGTCAAACAACCAGTTGCCACCGACGACCGGCGAGAACAACGTGCTGCGGCAGTTCAATGATGGCGTTCAGGACGTCGTACAATTCCTTCGCCCCGGGGCAGCTGACCCGCCGAACTTCGCTGACATCGTCCTCGACAGCCGCTGGCCTGCGATCCAGATCCTCGCCGAAGGGTATCGGGCCATCGCGGCGCAGCCGCAATACACGCCTCCGAATTCGGTGAACGCGGGGCAGAACTTCACGATTGGTTTCAACGGCGCCGGTTTCTTCCCATTCGTCAAATACATGACGGTGATGTCAGACGCCGATGCTGGTGTCGGGGTGAAGGCTCCGTCCGCCCGTCTCATCGAAAGCTACAACAACTCGACCCGCTACAACGCCGGGAATAGCAGCTTCTGCATTCTTGGCAGCAACCAGGCGACCTTCTGGACCTACGAGGGCAACCCGTATCAGGAGCGATGGTCTAACAACGCCTGGGCGTTTGATTATCCAACGTCGCGCATCGTCGGCATTCGCTACTACATCCTCGGCATCCCGACCTCATAGGGTTTCCATCACATGGCTGATTACTACATCACCGGGTCAGTTCAGCTGACCAACGGCAGCAAGGCCGTGACCGGCATCGATACCGCGTGGGCGATCGCGCAGGTGGCCGGCGGCACGATCTTTGTTCAGGCGGAGGGCAATCCGCTGCCCTTGGCCTCGATCGAGAGTGACACCTCCGCGACGGCAGCGCTGGAGTGGACCGGTGCAACCGGTACCTATGCCTATGCGCTGCTTCGCGCCACCGCCTTCAGCGAGCAGCTGGAAACGAACAGCAACATCCTGTCCCGGCTGCTGGTCGCGATGGAGGCGGGGACGCTCTATCGGTACGACGTGGCTGCCGAGACGGCCGATCTCGCTACCTATGACGAGAGGCCGGCCGGCTTTGCCTTCCTGGCGATCGACGTCAATCCGGCCGCTCTCTACATCAAGGCCTCGGCGACTTCAGGCGATTGGGCGGGTCCGTTCAGCTATGGCACTGGTCCGGCCGGACCGGCGCCTGAGATCGATTTTCAGCCGGTCGTCACCGGTGCGCCTGGCACGAACGCCGGAATGATCGTGACGGGCAGCGGCGAGCCTGGCGATCCTTACGAGATTACCTTCACGATCCCGGCCGGCGAGATCGGGGTGAACTTCCGTGGCGCCTATTCTGGTGCGACGGCCTACGCCGTGCGTGACATGGTGTTGAACAACGGCTCCTCTTGGATCGCCCTGCAGGCGACCACCGGCAATGCTCCTCCGGTTCTGCCGGCGACTGCCAACGCATATTGGCAGCTAGCAGCCGCAAAGGGCATGGACGGCACGGGCACGGGTGATGTGCTCGGCCCTGGCGGCGCTACGGTCGGCCGCGTCGCCGCCTTCAGCAGCAACACCGGAAAGGCGATCGATGATGGCGGCAAGCTGGTTGCCGATCTGGTAACCGGGCCTGGAGCATCGGAGGACGGGGCGCTTGTTGGTTATGACGGCGAGACCGGCAAGATCATCAAGGAGCTGACGAAGGAGGAGGCCAAGGATTGGCTTGCGACAACGGCAGTCGACGTGTCGTTCGACAATGCGGTTGCCGGCCTTCCGGATGCGCCAGAAACGCTCCAGACTGCGATCGAGGTTTTGGCTGCGAACGCAGGCGGTAAGAATGACGCGGCGTTTGCGTTGGCACTTGCTGACCTGACAGGCAGCATCCAGGGGATGAACGGGGGATTCGCGGACTCTTACCGCAACACCTCAGGCATCAATCTCCCGAATGGCGGGATCGATCAGTACACAGTTGCAATGCTGCATTTTGATGGACCTGTGACCGGCAAGAAGTCTGTCCGAGACAGCGCATACGAAGATTACGCATCTGGATCCCCCAGACATTTCTGGACTCCCCAGGGATCGTTTCAGGTGAGTGATGCCCAATCAAGATTTGGCGGGTTCTCAGCGGCGTTCGATGGAGTAAACAACTGCAGGCTGATGGGTGACGGCTCGGCCGACTTTGCCCTCGGTACGGGCGATTTTGATATTGAAGGGTGGGCGTATCGCGCTGTAGCAGGTGTTGCTCACTATATTTTGGATTTTCGCACCGCCGCTACATCAGCAGCTCCGTTGCTCTACGTCACAGCTGCCAACGTTTTTACCTATTACGTTAGTGCGGGTAACCGGATTGTTGGAACAACCGTAGTTCCTCTGAACACGTGGTTTCATTGGAAGCTTGTCCGCCAGTCCGGAGTCACCAAGCTGTTCCTGAATGGAGCTCAGGAAGGTGCGAACTATGTGGACGCCAACAATTACGTCGTCCACGCGAACGGCCCCGCTATTGGTGGAGCATTCGATGCCACCTTTTCCTTCAACGGCTATCTGGACGAGATCCGTATCAGTAAGGGCATTGCCAGGAACTTTGAACCATTCACGCCTCCCACTGCACCCTATGGCAATGGAACAGCGCTGACGAAACTTGCACTTTACGATGCGACAGGGTTCCAGTGGTATCCGCGAGAACTGAAGACAACTATCACGGCACTTCGCGGGACGCGCATCAACAGCGCTGCTGTGGCCACGGTTTATACGTTCCGAGGCGTTCTTTCTGCGAGTGTGCTCCGTCAGACGGCACCATATCTAAGGATATGCCTCGGTGGCTCGTTAAGCGGCGCCCAGAAGCAGATCGCAAACGTCTTTATCGGCCATAAGGCTACCGCAGGTAACGCTTGGGATATGGACCCGACGACAATTACCCGTGTGACATTTGGTGGATCTAACGGGTTTACCCCTATCGCTCTCACAGACCGTTGGTCGGACTGGGTAGCATTTCCGCTCGATGTAACAAGGGATTTGGTTATCTCGTTCGATTGTCCTGCTGCTTCCGGCATTCTGGATCAGGCTACACAGGGTGTCGGAATGATTGCCGGCTATTCCAAGACGACTGCTCAGGAGGCCGATGTCGCTGCACCCGTAACTTACACCGCTCTGGCAGCCGGTAACTTCATTGCCTTCAGGGGGATCGAAGGAAAAACAGCCCTCAAACCCTACGACGACATGGTGCTGGAATCGGTTGCCGTAGCGTCGACGAGTTCACCAGCCAAGGGTCGCGTGCTGATCGAAACCGGCGTTGGCAGTGACACCCTGATCCCAAACACAGACTTCGTCGGCGAGATCTCCAGAGACAACGGCGGTACCTGGGCAACCGCAGCCATGGCGCTCATCTCGGATGTCGGGGGGAAGAAACTCTACCAGGGCGACGCAAGTCTCGCGTCTCAACCGAGCGGCATGAACATGAAATACCGCTTCCGCAACCTGACCGGCAAGAAGACTATCGTCTCTGCAGGTGGAGCACAGTGGGGGGACTTCTGATGTTGACTTCCTGGGGGACCGCCATCCTACCTGGCATTGCTCCGACGCTTGATCACTACAAGCTCGCGTTCGATCATCATCTCGACGCTGTCGCGGCTCAACGGCAATACGACAACCGCCTCACGATCGTCAGTTACGAGGGCAGCACCAAGCCCCAATGGGCCGCCGAGGCGGCGGCCTACATCGCATGGCGGGATGCTGCCTTGGACTACATGTTCGATCAGCTCGCCGCAGTAGGGGCCGGTGAGATCGCACCGCCGGCCATTGAGGAATTCATCGGCGGCATCACGCCGATCGTCTGGCCGAACCTCTGACAAACAGCAATGACGCAAGGGCCTGCGCCGGTCCGCCGGGGCGCAGGCCCTCAACCCGACGCAGCACAGCAGGTTCAAAAAAGAAGAGGGCTCGACCCGTTTTCCCCGTTCGAGCCCTCAATAGTCTCTTGGCGGTGGGAACATCACACAACCTGTAAGATAGCGCATCACCCAAACACGGTAGACCGTGTGAGCTAGTCTCACGCCGCAACGCGCTTCGCTGACTCAACCTCAAAGGACATCACCATGAGCGTCATCTCTGCCGAGCAAATCCGCGCGGCTGCAAAATCGCGTGTCAACGAAAGCAACATGAACTCGGTCCTGGTCGCGCTCGACAAGTTCGGGTTGGGGCTGGGACTGAACCGGCCGCACCGGGTCGCGCATTACCTCGCGCAGCTGATGCACGAGAGCGGCGCCTTCCGCTTCGATCAGGAAATCTGGGGGCCGACGGCTGCACAGGCCCGATATGATACCCGCACCGATCTTGGCAACACGCCGGCAGCCGATGGCGACGGCTACCTCTACCGCGGCCGCGCCGGCATCCAGATCACCGGCAAGGAGAACTATGAGGCCTTCCGCGACTGGTGCCTTCAGAAGGGTTTTAATCCGCCTGACTTCGTTGCCCAGCCGGACCTCGTCAACACCGATCCGTGGGAAGGACTGGTGCCGCTCTGGTATTGGTCCACCCGGAACCTGAACGTCTACGCTGACCGGAACGATATCGAGACGATCACCAAGAAGATCAACGGTGGCAAGAACGGGCTCAACGACCGCATTGACTACTATGGCCGGATCTCGCTCGTCCTGCTCGGCTACCAGCCGACCGAGGCGGACATCCGACGCTATCAGTCCGAGCGCGGCCTCGACATTGATGGCGACGTGGGGCCGAAGACTCGAGCGGCTCTGCACAAGGATCTCCTCGCTCTCTCGGGAGCGTCGGTTCAGATGGCGGCCTTCTCCGCGTCGCCGGTCACCGAAGAGAAGGCTGTGGTGCCGGTCGCCGTCGAGACGCAGGTAAAGCGCAAGTTCAACATCTTCGGCCTCTTCGGCGGCGGGGGATCGTTTGGCGGCCTTGGCCTCGCGGCCTTCGCCGGCGTGGACTGGCAGGTCGTGGCGGTGCTCGCAATCGTCATCCTGGCGACGCTGATCCTCGGGCTCCTGCTTCAGAACTCCATCGTATCGGCGGTCGGCAAGATCCGCGCGGCGGTAGAACCATGACTATCGCCAACATCAGCATGGCGATCGGCGCGGCCGGCGGGCTGGCGATCGGCTTTGCCGCCTTCACCACCATCAATACCGTCTGGTGGCTACCGGACGCCAAGGAGGAGGCGCGCGCCGTCGAGCGCGCGTCCATGCAGGCAGCAACCGACAAAGCCGTAGGAGAACTGAGCAATGAAGCTGACAAGGCTCGCTTTAACCGTCGCATGTGCCGTGAGCGCGGCGGCATGTACCTCAACTCAACAGGTAAGTGCCTCGAAGGGGCAACTGTCCCGCACGGCTAGAGCAATCGTTGGGACGTCGTTGATCGGTGCCAAGGGCGCGACACAGGTCGACCAGGAGGCAATCGACGACACGGTCGCCGGGGTCTGTGGGGCCGGCGTCTGGACGCAGGGTGAGTGCTTGGCACATGATCAGAAGACGGCCAAGAAGTCCAAGTGAGCTCCGCCGAGGAGTGAAGCAGTGACGAACAGGAAAACGGCGGCCTCAGATATTCGCCACCATCTGGGCAGACGGCACGGCGCTCACCGGGATGATGCCCTCAAGAGCTTCTTGCACGAAAACCTCGTCCAGCATGTCGCCATCTACATTGCAAACACGAACACTCAAAAGCTTGAACTCCTCTCCACTACGGAGGCAGTCGGCCGCGAGGTCGCGGGTTCCTTGGAGTGCTTCGGACCTCGCGGTTTGAAGATCAGGATACTCGCAACCACCGGGGTCCGCGATGAAGTCGTGAAGATAGTTCAGGTGGAGGTAGAACCTTTGCATGTGCTGCTCCTATCTGAAGGCGCGACAACAGCCGGCGTCGATGTTTGTTCCTGTACGCTAGCGCACCAACAGCGGCCGCGGCTCAATAGCCACAGATGAATGGGAGCGGTGCATCCACCTAGTCCTTCCATTGGAGGCGCCGAGCACGCCAGATGACCTTCGCCTTAGTTTCGATTTCATCGGCGGACCAGCTCGGATATTTGGCAGCGAGGTTCAGCGAAAGAGCCCTGAGGTTCGCGATAATTTCTCGGTGGTCGTCGGCTGCCGTCGCTTGGGCATGAAGCTCTGCCATCAGGCGCACATCGTCCTCACTCATCTGCGCCTCCAATCATCAGACTGCTGGCCAATAAATGCAGCGAGACCCATCGCGGCAAGGTGTTCCGATCACATGGTCTCAGCGAGGCCCGCAGCGGGTATGGCCAGAGGGGCCCTGCGGTAGCCCAGTTCTATCAATGAGATCATCAGATCGCCCCGTGTTGCCGATCGAGGGTGCCCAGCTCCAATTGCGGCAGGGTACCCTCCCGGGAGTACATGGTCAGCACTTCCACCCGGACCGAGAGACCGGCTCTGTGGGTTCGCCGGATAGCGGCGTTCAGGATGCGCAGTGCTTCGGCCATGTGTTCCTGGGCTTCGGCGCGTTCTTCAAGTGCGGAGAATTCTATATTCATGCGGACAATTATGACGATTGTTGTCGAGTCTTTCCAGCCCCGCCCGCTGCCGGCTTTCCACTAACCCAGGCAGGCCCAACCGATAAGCAGACTGGCCTTGAAGGCCGGCTCCGTCGCCGTGTCGCGTTGAATTCGTTCCAACAAAAAGGCCGACACATGGCCGGCCTTTTGATTCACTTGATGGAGGTTCAGCAGTCTGAAGACTGACCATTGGTGTTGGTGCCAGCGGCGCCTTCAACAGCTGTCGAAGCCTGGCCCTCCTTGTTCGGCGTCGTTGCGGAGCCCTTTGTTGCCAGATTGGGAGCGCAATTAGTGCGCGTCGAATTGGTGACAGTATTGTCCATCTTCTGCGGCGGGTGCATCGGACCAGGATCAGGCTTTCCAGAATCGGTGGACTGGTTTTGCTGATTGCTCGAACTTGGGTTCGATGCCGATTGAGCAAAAGCGATACCGTTAGCGAGACCAATAGACACGAGCGAAACCGAAATAATCTTCAGCATGGATTTCCTCCTGATTGTTGGCGACTCTGCCAATGCTCCCCAACCTCAGTCGGAGAATTTCGTTCCAAGATAAATGCGGCCTTGGAAACGTCATTTCCCCCACGACCGTGAAGGGCCCTCGCGAAACTCACCTTCTCGCCGGCAAAGCGCGCGGCAAATCTCTGCCCCTCGACACTACTGAAGGGCATTTTACGCATGAGCATATGAAAGGGCAGCAGGGCTGATGACAGGGATTGATGACATGCAGCTTCCGAGAAAAGCAGCCAAGCTAGAGTGGAACCTAAATACGATCATCAACCTGATGACGTTGGTCGGGATGCTGGCGGGTGGTATCTATATCTGGACGAATACGACCCGCGACATCGAAGACCTGAAGAAATGGCGTCTATCCCATGAGGATTATCACAAGGAGAGGCTTGCCGAGACGAGAGCACGGGAAGCCAGCTTCAATGAGCGCCTTCGCGCCGAGGAGGTCCGCGGCAATGACGTTGACCGGAAGATCGACAATCTCACCTATCGGGTGACGGTAGCCGAGCAGTCCGCCGTCAGTATCACCTCATCCATCAAGGATCTCCAGACCGGCTTCAACAAGCAGGCCTCTGACATTCAGGTGGTGAAGGAGATATTGCAACGCATGGAGGCAGCACAACAGGGCCGGCCGCCGCGTTGACCGTCGCTTGAGTTCGTGAGCACATTCCATCCGCGATCCACAGCGGACCTGGAGCCCCGTAGCCTTCACCGGCCGCGGGGCTTTTTTCGTTCCGGCTGGTTATCGCGACATGCCTGGATCGACAAGCGCAAAGCGACGGACAGGGGAGAGCAAGTGCGAAAAAGCCCCACCAGCAGGACTAACTGGCGGGGCTCCATGTCGGGAGTAGAGCGCGGTCGCACTGCGTCCGTTCTCCCGGGAAAGTTCTTGGTCGCCCCAGATGTCCTTGGCGATGTGAGCTTTCCCGGCCTCCTGATGATGTTCTAACCGTTCGAGTGCTGAACGGTTCCTTGTGCCGGCTCAAAGATCGCGCTGCTCCCGCTCAAATCAGCGCCCTGTAAACGAGTATTGTGGCTATGGCGATCAGGCTGACGCAGGCGTTCCTCTTTTTCGAACGAACCATAAGAAAACGTTCCGCATCCCACTCGTAAGTCATCGGCAGCCCCCTAATTTAGCTTGCGCTTATTTGGCTGCGGAAACTTGCGCGGCCCTTAAGCTGCCGAATTTGGAAAGGCGGAGCGCTTAGTCAGGTGTAGGCGTAACGATAGAGGAAACAGACGAAACGCTCCGGCCTCCCAACTTAGGTCAGGGGCTTCTCTGGTCGATCTGGATCTCTGTCCCGGTATCCAGCACGATATGCAGGTCTCGGATTATCCCGGCCGCATCGAGCAAGGCTGCTTTGACCTGATCAGGCGATCGATTACCCAAGCCCAGGGCCACAGCTGTCGTCTGCAGGTCGATCACTGCGTCGGCCGCGGTATGGCCGCCCGGGATGCCGATTGTCTCCCGCATATCGCGGATCGTCGTTATCGCGCGGTTGAGTAGCTGGCGAGCTTCTTCTGCGTGTAGCTTCTCGACCTCATTGGCCGCGCGCACCAGCTCTGCGATGAAATCGTTTGTCGAACTCAATGCAGTGTGTCCCTGTCGGGCACCATACCCGCCGAGTTCATATAGTCGGCTAAAGTATCGGCACTGTCGTGCGGTAGGCCGCAAAAGGGCTCGCCTCGGAGAACCACAGTACGGCCGTTGGTAGTGTCGAATATTTCCCAGGTATGTTCGCCGTCTTTGCGGAGGTCGAAACGGTGGCGTGTGCTCATGCCGGGAAACTGACACGGAGGCGCAAGGAGTCAAGAACTCCTAGCCGTCATCGCTAGAGGAGCTCGGCTGACTCGGCCGACAGCCCGGCTTGACCATTCGCCGGCAAGCCCAGCCTTATGCGCTGACCGCTCGCGTAGGATTCAGCACTTTCCGCAAAATCGAAGTCTGTTCGGGTCACCATGCCGTCCTCGATGATGACGACCTCATATCGATTGTCCGTAGGTACGACCACAACTGACGTGTTTCTCATGGCGCACTTCCGACATTGGATGAGCGGAAAAATTGGGGGTAGCCAAGTATAACGGGGCGATGGCGCGGGGAGCAATAAGGCCTCGCCGTTGGTCCGCTATCAGACAAAATAGCCTATTTTTGTTTGCCGTTGAAACTAGTGGTGAGCCGCCCGGTTACATGCAGGAACGCGGAGATGCTTCTCCTCGAAACCTCGCCCTCCCAAAAAAACTTCCGCGTTCAAAAACGAACCCCTCCAAGTCTAAGGCCCGCTGCGGCGGGCCTTTTTATTCCGCGTTCTGCCGCACGTGGGTTCCCCGATAGGTCTCCGGCCGATGCTCCATGCAGTACCAGTCCGTCTTCGTCTTATCGCGCTCGAAACCGAAGCCTCCCCACTTCTTGCAGCCGGGGTGTGCGCACCAGTGCTCGAAATGTACCGGCGTGGACGGATGGCTTGCTTTCCGCTCGTCGCTCATAGCAGTGACGGCACCTCTTCCATCGGCTTCGCCGGCGGCTCCACGATCACCAGCATATTTCCCGGTAGCGGCCGCTGCAGGTGCTTGGCTTCATCCCATGGTGCTGTCAGCCACAGGTCGACCTCTTCCGGTGTAGTGAGGATCGTCGGCATTGCCTTCTGATGGATCGGAGAAACGATCTCGTTCGGCTCCGTCGTCAGGAAGCCGAATAGCTCATATTCCCGCTCTCCGTCGCGCACCTTGCGAATACCCCGCCACGGCGTCCAGAACCCCGCGAAGAACATCAGCGGACGTTCCTCGCTGCCGGCGAACCAGGCGTTGGGCACGCGGCCGCCCATGACCTTCCTTGCAGGATCGGGTTCCGCGAAGGACGTGAACGGGACAACGCAGCGGCTAGTCGGACCGAGCCACCGCCTCCAGTGTGGCGAGCTGACGTTGCGGATGTTGGTGACCCCAGGATCGTAGTTCTTCACGAAGGCAGGAGGCGATGGCATCCCCCACGTCAGGCTGGCGACTTCCCGCTGCCCGTCCTCTCCGACGCGCACGACCGGCGCCTGATAGCCGGGATAGACATCAAGGGAGGGCTGGTTCCAGCCGGCCTTATCCCGGAAGGATTTGGTGAACTGCAGGACAGCCTCACGGCTGGTGGTGACGTTATAGAGGTTGCACATGCGGGCATCTCACTTCATGGCTCGCGCGTTCCATCGCTTCCTATCCTCCTCCTGTTGGAGCATTCTTTCATAACACCATTCCACGCGACAGACTGCCAGCAGGCGTGACCGCTCCCAGCCGGCGCCCTGGCCTGGACGCGCTCGCTTATGACTCTCAACGCCATAGAGTACCCAAAACCAGACGTCCTTGTTGGTCGTCTGCGGCTCGAACTGGAAAACCCGTCCAATGGGGACGGTGCCATCGAAGCCGATGATGTCCTCCGGGTAGGCCTCTTCCCAACTCTGCTGCCACCGATATTTGGGAACCGTCCCTCGGGGGATGGCCTCAAACAGCCGCCACCCATTCTTGTCGGTGATCCGGATGTCGGCGTTCTCTGCCCGCTCTTCCTGACGCAGAGCAGCTTCTGCTCGTTCAACAGATGCTCGCCTTCTTCGATCCTCCTCCTCAGCGTTCCGGTCGGTGACAGCTTTTCTCGCCGTCTCCATCTGAGCCGTAAAGGCGCCGCACGGAGGAGGGATGGAATAGGCTTGGCGATGTTCGCAGAATTCAGTTGTCGACCGAACAAAGATGTCTAGGTAGAGGTCTGGCGAATACTTCTGCAGCAAGTCTGCCCTCTTGAAGCTCTTCCTGAATGTGCACCTCGTGCAGCAGACCTCAATCTCGTCGTCCGGCACATCTCTGATGGTATAGGGTTGCATGGCCTTGACGGTTGTCAGCGATCATAGGCTGGGCGCCAGCCGCGGGCAAACCCTCGGCTCCCCGCGAACTCCGCCAAAGCCAGCTGCTTCCGCAAATGCCTGTTGTCCTCCAGCAGCGTCGCGATTGCCGCTTTTGCATCATCGTCGTGCCAGGCGAGCACCGCCTCGACTTCCCACTGGATGTCGATCTCGGATTGGGTTTGCGGTTCGGGCTGCATGGTCGTCATCTATCTAGATTGAGCATAAGAGGGCCCGCGCCGGCATCGATCACGTCATCCGCGGGTGGCCTTTTGGGCGCTGCGGAGCGGCGCTTCGACGGTTTGCTCGGCGGCAGATCGGAGGTCAGCTCCAACGGCGGCACGGCCGAAGGTGGGCTCGGCTTCAGATGCTGAGACGGTTCGGCCGCTCTCGCCTCAATGGGGGTGACCGTTGCGAGGACTGAAACCGCCATGGTGGTGACGGTTTCATCCTGCTTCGCGAAACGTATCAT